TATTTTCCTATTTATATTATCTTATATTACGTGGCCTGTAATTCACTTAAAATCAAATAGTTGTAAGTACTAAGGTACATAAATAGGGAACAGTTAGTACATAAATAGGGAACAGTTAGTACATAAATAGGGAACAGTTAGTACATAAATAGGGAGGTGTGCTCATAATGACGTGAAAATGATTGGAATCATGGCTAAGAAGAATAAAAAAGAAGGAGATAATGATGTGAAGTTGGCGTTGGAGCATCATAACTGGATAATTACCCCTGTATCTTATACGCAATTTGGCAAGAGTTTTTCATTGTGCCAGCAGAATGTTATGTTGCAGGTAAGCGGTAAGTTGCAAAGCCATTTCACAAAATATTTGGACGAACGGCGTTTTTTGAATAGCCAATCTCCGCAAGGCGGCATATCCAAGGAAGATTTGTTGAAAATGGGTCCTATCCGCTTGAGTTTGTCGGATTTGGGTGTGAATAATCATTACAGTGAATTAGTTGAGAAAATAAATGAGATTACCGATATTACGTTTCATTTGCCACGCTTTGACTTGGAAACAGGATTGAGGAAGGGTGATGATTACATGCCTATATTCAGTAGAGTTTTCGTTCCTCAAAGTGTTTCATCTAAAGATGGAACTGCATACCCTGGTGATACAGAAGAGGGAAAAACATCGAATGTGTTAAGGCGTGATGGATTCGTTGAAGTGACTATCAATGTTGAAGCTGCAATGGCGATATTCGACATGAGTCATGGTTATTTCAATCACCTTGAGCATATTGCCTTGTTCTGTAATTCGGTGTTCACGTCACGTCTTTATCTGTTGTTGATGAAATATGTCAGCAAGGGTAAGATGCACCCTGTCATAGATTATTTTGAATTGAAGGATTTCTTAGGTATTTTCGAGAGAATGCCGAAATCAGACGTCATAGCCAAGGATAAATACCAGAAGTTTGCAAGATTCCGCACACAAGTGCTCAACGTAGCCAGAAATGATATGGTTCGGTTATGTAAAGAAAACAAGATTGAAATTATGTTGGAGTCAACAGATGAATGTCCCGAAGGATATGAACCCGTTTACACGGGAAAAGCGAAACGCGGCAATCCTGATAAGATTAGATTCCATATCAAGCGTACACCGCTTGGTGTTGCACGTGATTTAAACTTGCATCGTAACACCTCGGTTAAGCGTGTATGCGAAAAAATCATGGGCGTTTATCCGAGTCTTGACGAAGAAAAACTCAAATCATTTGTTGTCTCTGTTCCGGAAAGCCTGTGGAGTGAGTTTAAGACTTTTGCCTATAACGGACTTCCAAAGGCCGTTGAACGCCCCAGACAATGGGGCGGAACACATGAAGGATTGGTTTTCCATGTGTTGGAACAATGGTTGAAAGACCATAGTCGTAAAGCAGTTAAGACTGTGGAACCTGACTTGTTCAGTCAGTTGGATGCTTCAAGTAAAACGGCACAGACGAAAAAAATCGAAGATTTCCCCGGCAAATACGCCCAAGAATGGAAAGTATTGTTGTCAAGGTATGAAGGCAGCTTGAAGCCGTTTTTGTTGCAGGCTCGTCATTATGGCGCAAATTTCGCAGGTTTCATGTCTATCCGTTTTGCCGATCGGGAAACTTTGAATGCTTTCAATGCGGCCTGTGAAGACCCGAAAAACAAGACGGATTACGAGAATCTGATGAACCTGCTTGCAGAATTGATTGGCAAAACCGCTGCTCGCGTACTGGTACGCGGATTATGAACTCATTTTGAAATTGCTTAATTTTAAAACCAATGAAAAAAATAATCACGTTGGTCTTTTTGGCCGTTATACTTTGCTTGTCTGCGCAGGCGCAGTCGCATCTCACATTCCTGGGTATTCCGATAGATGGGGATGCGTATTCGTTTTGTGATAAATTGAAGAAAAAAGGCTTCATTGACAATTCTTTATCGAAACGATATTATGAAGATGGTGTGTTTTTCACGGGGGATTTTAGAGGTTATAACGCCAATGTTTTCTTGCGTTGGAACGGAAAAACTCGGAAGATATGCACTGTTACGTTGACGATGAAAATTTATAATGGTTCGGAGTGTAAATCGTTTGTAAATGACTTTTTGAAGGAATATGAGTCCATTTACACGATAGATAAAATACCGACGAAGAAAAGAGATTTTAGCGAAATCTTATTTAATGTTTACGAAAAAGGTTTTTCGTTTGGTTTCTTAAATAGGCTTTTACCTTCTTCTTGGTTTTCGCCTATTGGCGAAATAGATTTGATATTTTCCCGTGACTCCGTTGATGAATACTCCATTTTAATTACCTTTAATGACATGGCCAATTCAGAACCTGTCGCCGCGTCGTGCCCCCCAGTAGAATTAAAATAGTCAGTCTAAATTATCGAAATTTCCAATTCATTAGGCATCGCGCCGCCACGTGCAGCGCGATGCTTTTTTTATGTCCGAACGGTAAAAACTCAAAATCCTATCTTTGCACCATCAACCATTAAAAATGAAAATGAAGAAAAATAGTTTAATGTTTTGTTTGTGTCTCGTACTGATGTCCGCTTGCAGTTCTTCGAGACAGAGCATGGAGCGGGTGACACAAAGCAGTAACGACAGTCTGCATATTGAGCAGGCGGAAGAAGTAAGTGTGAAAACCTACGGGAGAGACAGCTTGTCTCATAATGTCTTTATGGATGAAACTGCTATGAGCTCTTCCGCTGCAAGTGCGAGACAAGAAGAAATTATAACAGAACGTGTGACAGAATATACTGACAGCATTGGGCAGCAGATAAGAGTGACAGACCGCGTTATACACCGCGTTGGTAATTATCAACAACACACGGGCAGCGAGACGCATTCTTCAACGACGGATGCACGCACACAAACGCAGTCCACATTAGAAGACAGCATGGCGCTGCAGATGAATCAGGCGACGCTGAATCATCGACAGGTAAACGACAGTATTGCCGCAGACAAACAACGGAACACGCCGGAAACACGTTTAGGAGGTATGCGGCTGACAAGCATTCTATTATTGGCTGCCTCGTTATTCGTTGTCGTTGCTTGTTTTGTTTTGGTCGTCGAGAAGAAAATAAAAAAGTAGTCAGATGAAGAAAGAAATAATGATGGATGAGCAGCCGCAAGTGACCTTGCAAGATTTCGTTATCTATGCCAAGATTGAAGCGTTTTGCGCCAAGTATGCGCCATGTTCTCATTGGACAGAAGATTGCGACGTTTTCACTGATTATCAGTTGCGCACGTATTTCAAAGCCGTTGTCTGTCCGCTTGGCGACCCGCTCGCCTTGTACTTAGAAGAACTGGCAGCACGCGGTTTTAAGATGGTGGACGATGAATGTGGCGAGCCGGTCATTTATGCAAAAATCAAATAAAATATCTATTTTATGAAACATGCAAAATATTATCTGTATAAAACATCTGTAGAATCAGAAGTTGGCATCCGATTGACCCTATTTGTAAAGAAATGCCAGGAAGCCGAAGAAGCGGCAAAGGCATGGGTGAAGCGTCAAGGTGCAGAGCATTATTATGAATCGCCAGTCGGCATGGCTGGAGGCGTCGCGGCCGTTGAATTTGACCACGTGTTATATAAAGAAGGCTGGGATCGTATTGATATTCCAGATGGCGGCGCAATATTTGTGCCCGAGGCAGGCTCCGAATTGATAAAAGAAATAAATGCCCTTCCGATTGTTGCCGAGACCGAGCTTGTGCCCATTTTATCCCTCCAGCCAAGTGTGACCAGAAACGGCATGAAAGCGCCTTTCACGTTTGGCGACAAAACCCCTGTTTTATTCCGGCATCATGGATATTGGTACGTAAAAGTGCCTTACGAGAGCCAGCATGCCGACATGCAGCCCATTACAGAAAAAGAATTTTATCGACGCCGTTTAGCTGCGGTGAACGAAAGCTGAAGTTATTATTTGTTTTTTGTATCGAGCCTAAGCGTAGGCTCATGTTTTCATGGTTTTTAGATTAGGTGGCGTCGCCTGTCCGTGAGGATCGGCGACGCTTTTTGTTGGTTTATTCCATTGAGTCGTTTTCAGCCACCATTGGGAGGACGGATGTATCTTGTTCGTAATGCACGTAATATTTTTTCTGAAGTTGACGGTGTAAATCGTTGATTTCGTTCACAAGATTCATCATTCTTTCGTTTTGCTTTTCGATAATGTCAAGATAGCGCATGCGCTCCATGCTTGGTATTTCGGTCTGAGTTTTCGCAGCACTCTCATTTTCCGTCGTATGCGCATCATTACTCGCGCTTCTTCTCGTCTTGGCCGTTCTTACATAATTCGGAAGTTTGGAATTTTGGTGGACTGTCGTTCGAGGGTCGCAGACCTTTGGACCATTCTTTCTGTTTGGGTCAGGCCAACCACCGTTTGGTTCAATTTGGGATTCTGGTGTAATGGGGGCGCACACATCATTTTCGTCTGCTTGTTCATCAAAGAAGAAGGCCGTGATTGGTACGTTCCACGCGTTGCAGAACTTCATCATCTGCGCCAGCGGCATCATGGTTATTCCGTCAATCCATTTGTTGAGTGTGCCATAATCGTACATTTCTAAACTTTCTAAAAGGTCTTTACGAAGAATATCAGGGTTAGCTTTTATCCAGTCGGCCAAGAATCCGTAATTGTAAACAAAATTGTGTATCTTCATGATGTTTTTAATTTTAGTTATTGTATTATCAAACTTTGAATATTCGTATTGAATAGTGTTAAAATTTGAAATAGTCTTTGATTGACAAAGTTTCTTTGTATCTTTGCGGTGATAAATTTAGAAATTATAATCGGAATGACCAAGGATGTTATAGAAAAAGTCAAAGGTGGCGGCATATTAAGCGTAAATGACCTTACTCCTGCCGAAAAAATTCGATTGTATGAACTCTTTGAGCGTTATGAACTTTGCCAGAGTACCTGCTATCGTCGATTGTTTGAGAAAGGTTTCGACGAATGGGAAATTGAGGGAATATCAAAGGTTCAGAATGAATTTTTGCTAACTGAGTTATGCGGAACAGACGACAATGGTGAGGGCGAAGAGGGCTCTCGCGGCTATGGCTATGTGCTGACGCAGGACGGGGAATATGACCGCCGTGATTTTTATCGGATGGTCACTGACTTGAAAATCGGTATCAAGTTGTGTGAGTTTATGTCCGCACGTGGCATGAAGTCACAGGTGACTGTGCGTACCCGTTTTGCTGAAAACTCTTGGAAATTGTGGGAACTGAAAGGGGTACGCGCCATTCTTGATGAATTTACCGCGGGTAATGATCACAACGAATAATTAGTATCAATAACGACATTCGCGACATGGATATTTTGGATATTACTTTCGACCTTGAGACTTGTGCGCTTTGCCCAACGGCCGCCGTGATGAGTATCGGTGCTGTTGCTTGGGGTCGCGACTTTGAGAATACGCCATTCTTCGGCGAAGGCAATGGCTTGAAAGCCATCTGTCAGTTTTACAAGCACGTTGATTTACGATCGCAGTTTTTGGATGGTTTCACTTTTGATGCTTCCACTTCAATTTGGTGGAAGGAGAAAGACGCTAAGGCTAAGCAAGAACTTCTTGGTGACGATGACACCACGCCCTTGCTTTCCATTGAAGGCGTGATGGAGCATTTCTTTGCCTGGATTAAAGGTCTTTCTGAAGATTTGGCGGCGGACAATATTTATTTATGGTCGCAAGGCACTGATTTTGACATAGCCATCTTGCGCCACATCTGTCATCAATATAATAAGCAAATTCCTGTTCGCTACACTAAATTTCGTGATCATCGAACTTTCTTCTTGGAAGGTGCTCGGCTTTTGAGCCGTGGCGGTCGCGATGAAATCAGATATAGCGATTTCGCAGAGGATTTCGATGACGGAGAAAATATTGTTCATTCGCCGCTTTACGACTGCAAGCGTAGCATTTATTCAACGTGGCAGATGATGAAGCAGTTGAAGCAATGTGTCAACGAGAAATCGGCGGAATAAGATGGAAAGAAGTTATTTGTCTGTTCCATACGTTCCAAACCGAAGCAACAAAAAGAAAATGGGCCGTCCCACGCCTTATTCGTACCTGCACCGCATTGCTTATTCAGAAGACCTACGCGGCGAGAAAGACAATATCCCGACATTGCTGTTTTATGGTGCTCCGTTTGACTTGCTGCGCGATGTTTGTTTGTATGTCTTTAATATGATGAACGGCAAGGTTGAAGATTTGGTGATTGACCGAGAACATTCATGCCGTTGGCGCAACGGAAAATGTTATTGGCGCACCATGATTCAAATTCAAGGTTTAGACGAACAATTCATCTCGTTGAAAGATTTCACTTCGTTGCTCATTACACGTATGAAGAACGTATGCAACTGTTCCATTAGGCATTATAAATTGGAAACATTCGTGAACTTGTAGATTCTCAAATTTAATTATGATATATCACCCGATACTCAACCAGCTTGCCAACATCGACTTGGCATTATTGGTGCGGCCTTCTGACGAGCAGCGCGTCGAAGGGCAAACAGCCTGTTTCTGTCCCTTTTGCGGGAAAGACGAAGCTGCTGCAGACGGCAGATCGGCGCGTACACCACATTTCATCATATATAATAATGAACGTGGCGGTTTGTACGATGGAGTGGGGGTTGAAGGTGACAGTCTGGCGCAACATGGCGCCGTGAAGTGGATGTGTACAAAGACTGGGAAAAAAGGTTATGGTGCCATTGAACTGTATGCCGCCGTCCATCACCTTCCGATGCACGGGCAAAGTTTACTAAGAATCTGCAAGGCATTGGTGTTGAAATGCTACGGCGACACGGAAGAAACGCGAGCTGCCTTTCCTGCGGTGTTCGGCAATATGGATTACCGCACTATTGCGCAGCAGACCATTGAGACCTTTTCGTTTATGCCGAAAATGGATTTTTCTCCACAGGAACTGGCGGCGCTTGGATGTGAGGTGACCTTAGAAAAAGGTCTTCCACGTTTTGGTTTCGGTCGGACGTTCACACCAGATTTGCTCAACAAAGACTTTCGCATCTATTCCTTGCTGAGCGTCACGTTGCCAGACGTTATCAGAAATGGCCAGCATGTCAGCGAAATCATCCACGGCACGCCTTGGAATCCGCTCTTCGTCTGTTTCGCCTCTCAAGAATGTGGCCCGCAAAACTCCTACGGGTGTTTCTTCCGTCCGGCAATGGCGGGCAGCGAACCGATTGTGTTCTCCACCGCCGAGGAGCATAGCGTGCGAAAAGTGAGCAAATGGCTCATGGGCGACAACGTTTTTGTTTATGCGATGGACCACCGCAAGAGCGACAACACCGCCGTCCATGCCGCCATCAATCAGATAGAACCGGAGGAGAAATACACCGAGACCCGTGAAGAGTGGGAAGAAAACGAGACGAAGGACGGAGAGCCGAAAGGCACGTTCAAGAAAATTGACGTGAAGATACCGACCAACGAAATCAAATCTCGCAACATCGTTTTCTGCCGCACCCCCGAAGATGCCTTGAGCGTGTATTACGCCATGCGTTCGCTCCGACTTGATAAGCAGGATGGCGACCAGCATTTTGCAGATTATTGTTGGTATCACGTGGCGTTCTCCATCGGGCGAAGAAACTTCTGGTACATCGAACGGGGAGAATGGAAACAAGAAAAACTGGATTTCAGCGCCGTGCAATATCAGAAGATGAATCGTTTTGCCGAACGTGTCATCATCCTCTATCCCAACGACATCGCTTCGCAGCGCGACTGCGGTGCAATAGCTACCAAATTCAGCGCCATTCACTATGCCATGTTGCCGGAGCAGTTCCGCTCGCGTTATAACCAGCGATGGAAATGGCTCTTTGGGTGTTCACCGAGAAGTGTGCGTGACTATCTCTTGTCATACAATATGACCGATGAAGATAACTTTCAGTTTGACCACGACTTGCGCTTGCCGCTCTACTCCCGATTGCGCGGAGCGAGAAACACGGAGCCATTTGAAATTGAATACCCCCGTGACCCTCGTAGCGGAAAGCCTAAACCGCCAACCTGCAAAGTGTCGCCAACGCGCCTTTGGCTCTTCATGACTGCGCACGGATATTATCGCATGATTGACACTGAGAGCACTGACCTCGTGGGACAATACATCCACCTTGACCGTTGCTTCGTTGAGTATATTGATGCAAAGAGCATTATCCAGGCAGCCAAAACTTTGTTGCTTGAATATATTGAACAGAGCTGGCGACATAATGACACCGAGCAGCGCTTGATGTCTGATTGCGCCAATATGGTTGACAAAACTTTCACGGAGAAGTCGGCAGGCGGATTGCAGAGCATGGTCATCAACTTCGCTGACGCCTTTAATGCCAAGACGGAATATTTCTATTTCCGCAATGTGGCGCTAAAGATTACGCCAGACAACATCCGTCCGGTGTCATACAACGACATCAGTTTCTTCATTCCTTCACTCGCACGAAAGCCGTATGATTTCACGATGCGTGTGTTTAAAACTCCGTTTGTCATTACCGAGCGTCAGGAATACCGCGACCGCCTGGAAGCGATAAACAAGAAAGAGGCCATGAAGAACGAGGATGGCTCTTCCGTATTCACCTACGACGAGATAAAGAAACTGCGTGGCGAACTCATGGAATGGGCACAGACTTATCGCTGGTTCGTTGACTGGCAAGGGCAACGTGAGCAAGACTTGTGGCCGATTCTCCGCATTGTGCGTGGTTTTTCCAATACACTTTGGGAACGGGAGAAAGAAGCGCAGCGCAACAAACAACCGCTCACCGAAGACGAGACGGCCGTGATGAATGCTCACTTCGCCAATATGCTCTCATGTATCGGCCGTTTGTGCTTCCGTTCTTGGGAAGGTATGAAGAATGTCGCGCCTTACCTCTTGGAGGACAATATTGCCGACGAGAAACAGGCGGCAGGCGGTTCCGGCAAATCGGTATTAGTGAACACGGTCGTTGGCTCGGCTGTTAATGTGTTGTCCGTCGACATGAAAGACTTCATGGTGATAACCGATGCAAAATTTGCCCTCACGGATTTAATCGTATATCCAGGGAAATATCGCGTCGTTCATTGGGAAGACAAACAAAAGAGTTTTCCCATGAAATACTTTTATAACAAAGTGACGCACGGCACCAAGGTTGAGAAGAAGTTTGGCGACCCCGTCGGATTGAAGATGGAAGATTCCCCCATTCATGTCATAACGAGTAATAGTCCGCTGAGCGACGATGATCCGTCAACTATCGGCCGTTTCCCTTTGGTCAGTTTCTCTGACCGTTTTTCGCGAGAGAATCAGCAGAAGCGACAGCCAGAACGTTCGCCGGCCGAACTTATGAAGCATTTCGACCCTAATCCCGAAAAGCTCACCGACACCGACCGCAATCAGACCATCTATCTCTGTGCCTTGGCCGTTCAGTTCCTGATGCGCTACCACACTTTTGCCATCGCACCGCAAGGCAACGTGCGTCGCCGTCAAATGGTTCAGAAACTCACCGAGAGCATCGTTCGCTACTTCGAGTGGTTCTTTTCTCGCAATGAGGTTTATGGAGTGCCGATATGTACCGACGATATGTTCAACGAGTTTATGCGCGATTGGGCGGATGCCTCTGAAGGCAAGTCGAAGGAATACAGCCGAGCCACGTTCAAGAAGAAGATATACGACTATTGCGAGAATATGTCGATCACGTGCAATCCTAAACAGCTCTTTGAGAATGAGAGCGACAAACAGCGCAAGTGCTTTAAATTGCAAGCTTGGGTGACGCAGGAGTATTTCACCGGCCGCGAGTGGGAGAATGACAACACCATCGAACCGAAGTTCATTCGCTATCTTCAAACTTCTAAGCACGTATTCTTCTTTTATCGTCCAGGGAAGGATGTTATACCGAAGAACTATCGCGATTTGAAACGTATTGCCAAGCAATACGCCGAGCAGCCAGACCCTCTGCCATACCGCGATGATGATGGCAAAATCGTTACGCTCACCGACGAAGAAAAAGAACGTTGGGAAAACAATAAGATGAGAAGGCAGGGTAGGCGAGTGGTCATGCCTGCAGCAACGTCCACAACGGCGCCAACCTTGCCGGAAATCAAAGAAGAGGACTTGCCGTTTTGATGCACCTAAAACCTATAGAAAGAATTTTTAAACAAAAAACGATGCGAACATATACCCCCCCAAGATGCGAAAACTGCATCTCATACGACCAAATCAAAAACAGTTGTCGTGAGAAAGTTCGCCGTTGTTCGGCGGCAGTATTTCGCCCTTCCATCTCGCCTGCGCTCACTATATCAGTCTTGGCGCGGTCTATAAGGAGAAAAACCGACCAAAGAAATGGTTTCGTGTAAAGACGATGGACGACATGAGTGACCCTCGCGGTAGGCTCTATTAAAACCGACAAATAATCATTCATCAACAATAAATAAAAAACAAACAAATCATGGCAAGTTACAATGGCAGTATTGACCTGTTGGCCTTGAATGGTGCACAGGTTATGACAGGAGTAGACCAGAAGAATCCACAACGTGCGTATGTCTGTATTCCTGTAGACTTCAACGAAATCAAACTGACTGTTTCGCGAAACGACCCCAGCAAACAGATTGCAGGATTACGTGTGAACATCTGGCCACTCAACGAAAACTATAAGAATGCCGTCCGCCGCTCGGCGCAGGAACGTGGCGATGCAAACGTGAATGTGCCGACACACGAAGTGCAGATGTCTTATTCAACGGACTATGTCAAGTACATTGCCGCCAAGGCGCCTGGTATCGTGGAGCAGGTGAAGCAGCAGAACAAGGATCGCGATCCAGGTATCGTCACGCAGAACGTGCAGGATGAGACCTCACATCTCTTTAAAGCCTTTCGCAGTCGTATGAACAAACGTTTGGCTATGCTCTATCAGCCACAACAGCAGGCAGCGCCGTCAACCACGCCGCAACCCAACTATCAGACGGCAGGCGCAGCGACGGCTTATGTGCCGTCGGCCGAACAGGATGATGCCTATGCCTTTGGTTCTAACTTCAACGAAGACGACCTTCCATTTTAATAAAACAAACGAAGCATGAAATTACAAGCTCAATCCTCACGCCTGCTTGCAGAGGTCTTGCAGAAAGCCTCCAAAGCCATCTCCACCAAAAACTCGTTGGCCATCCTGGATAACGTGTTGCTCGTTCGCCATGCCGACGGAGCTTTCTTCTTCGTGGCGGCAACCAGTAGTTCTCAGTTAACGCTGCCAGCCCCTTTGACCATCTTCGACGGCAATCTTGATTCCCCAATCGCGTTGCCAGTGAAGACCATTCTGCCGTTTATCTCCTCTCTTCCAGATTGCACGCTGACCTTCGATTTCGATGGCAGCAACAAGAGTGTTTCACTTCTCTATTGCACGGAGAGCGGCGGGCAAGTAAAAGAAGGCAAAGCCAATTTCGCTTACTTCGATGGCAAGGACTTTCCGATTTCGCCAGATTTGATGGAAGATAAGACGTGTATTACCCTGCCGTTCCCGTTCTTCTCAAAGGTGTTGGACAATTCCGCTCCGTTCACAGCCAAAGACATCATCCGGCCGCAGATGAACTGTATCTGCATCGATGTGGCAGAAGATTTGTCAGATGTGGCGTTTGTTGCTTCGGATGGACACGGACTTATTAAGACCAACTACACAAACAATCCAGCAACAGGCGGTGGAGATTTCTTCCGTGGTGGTCAGCCCGGCAGGATGTTGCTGCCGCAACTTTATTTCCGCGCCGTCTCTGTGTTTGACGGATGTGAAGAAATCGGCATAGAATGTGATACACATTCTTTGAGGTTCGTGTCAGGAGAGATGGAATACATTTGTAAGACTTGCGAGGCGAAATATCCGAATTACGGTTCCGTCATTCCGCGTGGCAATCCGTATTACGTTGTGTTTAACAAGCGCGAAATGCTGGAGACCATCAAGCGCGTTAGTCTGTTTGGCGACAAGTCGAGCAACCTGCTTGTGCTTGAGAAAAACGGTATGTTCTTGGATGTCTCTTCGCGCGACGTTGACTTCTCTACGTCGGCTGCTGACCAAGTGCTGGTCTCCAATGCCGAATGTCTTGATGGATTCCGCATCGGCGTCAACTCATCTTACCTTTCTTCAGCACTGAGTGCCATCGATGCGCCAGACATCCGCATGCAATTTTCGGATGAGAGACATCAGATGTTGTTCACGGCCGATATTCCTGCACCGTCAGTGCTCACCATGTGTATGCCGATGGTCATAGATGACTAACCAATAACGAATAAAATCTAAAGAAATGGACGATAACATGCTCTTCATCCAGCCTTGCTGCGTCGACAAGACCTTGCCAAAGGCGTTGATGCAGGCGGAGCGCTTTTCTCTCTCGTTTTACACGCACGGCGATGTGACGATGGAAAAGTTCTACCGTGCTGTTGCTTATCTTGTTGACGAAGGCCACGTCATGGTGCTCAGCCAGCCAGTTGTCGCTGCGGAGACCTTCGTTTTTCTTCAGCAATGTTTTGAACGTAAATGGATAAATGCGCTTGTGCTTTCGACTTCTGGCGACTATCAAGCAATGGTTGATCGCTATTTAGCCGACTATCGTTCGCGCGTGCTCTACATCAGCCACCGTGATGTTTCTGACCTTTCTGCCCATTTAGTGTTCTACAACGAAGAACGTGGGGTCATCATCCAGGGGCCGATGTATTCACGTTACATCGATTCCGGCCTGACAGCCTACCATGCAAACTTCTATCCGATGCACGCTTATTCGCGAAAGGAAAGAGAGTGGAGCCATCCATTCCGCAACGTGCTCTTCCCCGACGTGTTGCGCCATCGCCAGCAAGTTCGCAAGGTGAAGCCAGCGAAGCTCTGCAAAGAGTTGATGTTGTTCCTTCACGACGAATTTCCGCCATATAACGACGATTAGTATGAGGACAAGACCAACCCAGAGTTTCACTGAACTGCGCCGCTATTGCGAGAAATGGCAATGGACCGACCCGCGCAGCCATCAGCAGGTGACGGGCTACGTTCATCCGCAGACGGCCACCAACGTTCAGCGCAAGTCATTCTACATTAAATTTCTCACAAAAACGGGTCACGTTGATGAAGGCGAATGTGTGTGCCTTTCAGTTGACGTTATGCGCCATCAGCGAAAAGTGCAGTTCGTCAGTAGTAAGGAAATCCGCGTGGTCAACGACATCCTCGTTTTGGAGGTTGACGGCACACGTTTCGTGGCGCATTGATAAAACATTGAAAGTGTTATTGATTATTGAATAAGTACGGCCGCTTCGGTCCGTGAGGATAGAGGCGGCCTTTTCTTTAAAAAATTAGATTATGTGGAAACGATTAAAAGCTTTATTAGGTTTCACGCGCAACAGAATCCTCTTGCAGGATTTGCGTGATCTGACAAAAATATTTGCCTATCTTGATGCCTTTGAGCGCAATGGTGCCATTCATTGGATGCCGAAAGACAACGCTTTGCTGATTGAAGAGCGTTTTGCTTTGCCCGAACTGGCGCGTGGTCGGAAGTCTTTTCTGAATTTTTTGAACCAAGTTTCACTTTGGCAAAACAATCGCATTATTCAGGATGCCTACGAACGCCACCGCATACAGGTGGAGATGGCCGCCGTTCGCAAAGCACAAGAACGAACGCCTGGGCTCACTAAAGACGACCTTGTGCGCATCCGCGAATTTGCTCGCGAGACGATGCAGCCTCTGCCGATTGAATCGCTCAACTGTGTTAAGGAGTTCGACCTTATGATTATTCGTCAACACGGCATCATAGAAGAAGCCACAGAGGAAAATGGCATGCTCCTCGCCGTTGGCCATTTCGATGGCAAGCAGGTGGAGCTGGCTTTATTCGACGATGTTAAACATAACTTATTCCGTTCCTAATTATGAAAAAAACAAATAAAATCATGCGTAAATTCCGCATGTGGCTGATAAAGAAACTTGGTGGTATCACGCCCGATGCCTGCCGCAAGAATGGCGACAACGCCCTTGACCTTGGTGCATATTTCACCTTAGATTGTCTGATTGACTATGCCGACCGTGAACTTTATGGTTTGTCGGGCGATGAATGGAGCGCACGGATGTATCGTCACATTTGTGATGGGCGCCGGCAGATGCAAGAACGAGTATCAAAAAACGGCCGCTCATGATACATCTTCGTTTAGATCGTTTTGATTTCGTCAGTGCCGTTGAAGGCTTTGCTCGCGGCAGTCATTTGCGACAGCACGTGTGGGAACAGATTGTTTATCCTTCCATACCACAGATGAGCTTAGACGAAATGGATTTCCTGTGGTATTTTTTCCGCCGTGACTTGTGGTCCAATTACTTCTACAACGCGAAGGGGCGCATTGTTCCAGTCATAGGGCATAAGGACTATCTTCATACTTTGGCCGCACTTCATCGCGGCAATCGCTATCTGGTGACGTGCAAGCCCAGCAAGGTCGGTGGTCTGTTGTCGGCCGTGTGCTATCGTTTCGACGGCGAATATTATGCGCTTTATGCTCGCACGGATGACAGATTCACTGAGTTTGTTCGTTCGTTGCGTGATGAAGGAATAACAGACACCTGGCATCAGACGAAATACATTCAGCGCTATAATTCCATCATTCCACCAGATTGGATTCAGACGGCCGACCGCTGGCCGATTCTTGAAAACCGTTATGTGCAGAGCGGAAAGGAAGATTGGTGGTATGATTTAGACGTGTACGACCATTTCTTGCGTTGCCTGCAGGCGGATGCTGAATTAAATAATGAAAACAAGAAACCACAAAATCCATGAGCATAAACATAAAAACATTGCGTGTTGGTGACATTATCACCCATGAAAATCCATTCAACGCTTACGTGTATTCCGTTGTGCTTGGCATCGACCGTGTGAGCGGAACAATACGCCACAAAGAATATTATGAAAATGGCGGCACACAAAATAGTGTCACCTCAGTTCTTGAAATGTCGCCGTTTCCATTGAGTGAGGCCATATTGAAGGCGCACGGATGGGACTATGTGAATGGTGGCCCTTTGATGGTTAGATTCTTTGACGGCAAGTTAATCGGCATCCGAAAATCAATGGACGGAGACGGATTTTACCCTATTGTTTTCCCCGGATGTTTCGTAGATAGGAAGGTCGGAATCGTTTTGAACTGCATACATGGCGTTCATGAATTGCAAGCCTTGTTAGATGCGATGGGATGCAGATTAAGAGTTAAACCATTAATACTGGAACAATGAAACAGGAAGATTTAGATAAAGCCAATAAAGTCTGTAAAGAGTTGACGAGGTTTAATGACACTCTGTTGTATTTGGAATCGGTCAAAGATGATTTCTATTATTTTCGATGTGCGAAAGGAATGGGTTACGTCGATTTAGAAGCTTACATAACGTCCGAAGAAAAAAACGACATCATCCAGCGAATCAAACAATACATCAAGGCACATCGCGACCAAAAGCAACAGGAATTTGCGGCGCTTTGATTAAAACCCAACGAATATGATAAACAAGATATTGAAGAAAACCAAGGAGCGGCATGGTGCCGTTGGCGTTGTTCGTGTGTTCAAGGAAGCGTGCGACGCTCTGGCCGAAGAAGTCAACAGCCAGTTGTTTGACGGTTGTCGCAATTGGTATTGGGTGGCCGATGAGCGTGGCGGCGTCTGCGATTTTGAGGACGGCGATTTCCTTGGCGTGGAAGACATGGTGCGTGTCGTTGAAAACGAACTGACATATAGGCAATATGCTGCATGGCGGGATGCCAATTTCGACCATGAGCAATATATAAACCTCAAGTCGTGGCTCCGAGGGGCGCGGCATGAGATGATGTAAAGTGTGAATAATGTAGTGAACTATTTAAATCATGAGTTAAGAACAAGTCTCTTAGCGAAGAGACGAAAAAGGCAGCCGTTGTGAAACGTCTGCCTTTTTTGTTGCGAAGTGCTTGTTCATCGTCCACTTGGCATTGCCACCCATCCCCATCCACCGAGGAAGAGTTTAACACCGAGATATAGCGTGTCGAACGCGTCTGTAAAGTCCGTTCGTTGTTGGAGTGGTAGAGAATCCGAGTCTTCGCTCTCCGGCTTTTTTTCTCCCGATTTGTCCTTGTGGAATCCCCTGTAAGATATTTCCACTTCGCAGAGCTGCATGGCGATGATAAGGTCGGGGTTGTTCGTCTGGTTGATGCGGATGGCCGGCGGCGACTGGTGCGCCAAGCCTTCATTAATAATCTTGTGTTTGACATCGTGGCGTTCCGGCGCCCCCATGTCAATCGCCGTGACGTTCCATCCGCGTTTCTCCAGTTCCGAAATCACGGTCATGTAGAAGCGTTCGTCTGTTGAAGCGTATGACGACCCCTGCTTGGCCGTGGCATCATAAAAGAACGTCACGTCGGGGTTGATGGCTCGTTTTGGCGCATAATAGTCGGAGAAATCCGCAATGAGTTCGCGCAGTTTGCGTTCGTTCTTCACGTAGAAACTCTTGATAACGTTCAAGCAATCCATGCCATCGCGTTCATACCGTTGCCCAACAACGAGCGTGTTCAGATTGGCATTGTAGTCAAACGCTATATACAACGGAAGCGCGTTGATGCAGTCGGCATCCATGCGGCAGTCGTTTCGCTCAGCGAGTTCTTGGAAGTCGGGCTGATAGCTCTCGCTCGTGATGCGTTTGCCGTTGATGATGCCCGTGGCCTTCTGAGTCTTAAAATGGGCGGCCGTGAGAGGGTCTATTTCATCGGGGATGTAACCGTGAACATGGTCTATGTCGAGGTTTGAATAAAAACCGTCGTTCGACTTTTGCACCTTCACATTGAGGATAGAGACCGCGAAGGTATATGGGGGTAAGTCACGTTTCATCTGACGGATATAGTCTTCACCCAGAATATCGACATTGTCGAGCGATGATGCCCGTCGCACGCAGAAAGCCACGCGGCGCAGTTCTCTCAAGTATCCATCGGAGAATTTCTTTGAGCGCATGAACATTTGCATTTCAAAGTCCTCTTCTGGCGTAATCAGATATTCGTAATCATATATAAGTTCGGCATCTTCTTGTGGGACCAGCTTATAATTGACGGCCATATCCACCATGCCTTTTGTCACGTGTTTGCCGTGGTTGGGCATAATGCGAAACGGCCCCTCGTGGTTCATCATCTTCAGCGCAACGGCACGGATCATCGTGCGCAGGTCGGCGTTGATCACGTGTACCTCGTGCCCCGTCTTTTTCGCGTTATACAAAAGGTCATTGTAGCGTATCACCTTGTCGGCATATTCCTCCAAGCGTTCCTGCACCCAACGATACGTCTTTCCCTTGAAGGGGCCAGTTTCGACTTCCTTTTCCAGCTTTTCTTCTTCCTTTTCCAGCCACGAGCCCTTCGCTGTGAGCGAGGCATCAGAGAGGAATCGCGTTGACTTATATAGCGGGTTATAGTCCGAGAAGTTGATGTTGCCCAACGGGTGCGTTTGGCCAGACAGCGCCGGCATAAGTTCGTCCGTCACCTTCTTATAAGGAAAGAATCGGGCTTCGTCGCCCACCATCGCAGAGAAAGTGTAGGAGTTGGCAGATGCCGTTTGCGAGAGAGAGATGAGCACCCATCCTGCACCATTTGCAAACCAAATGTAATTATCATAGTTCTTGGGCTTGAAGATACTCTCACGAGCGTGCTTCGGTGGTCGGCCCCAGCCAAAATGAATGCCTTGCGTGAAGCCAAACATACGCTCCATTGCGGCCATCGTCCCTGGAATCGTTTTGCCAAATCCCTGTTGGCGCGACACCGCCACCCAAGCGCCGAGCATACCAGGCATTGAGTTACTTGCCGTCCAGACGTAAGGAGCCACAAGTCCGTCGGTCTTACCCACGCGGCGGGCCGCAATCACGCGCTCGTCCTTCGCCCCCATGTAGAGCGACTGTTGCTGGAATTTGGTTAGATAAATATTGTGTGCTTGTTGCATCTCTTGTTCTTGGTTTTGAATTGTTCTTCGTTATTTAGTTTGCCTTGTGCCCCACGTGCCATCTCTGGCACGCCCTGCATCTGTAAGCCCGATAGCCCTGCGCCATCATCTTTGGATTCTGTTGCAGGAACTCCCACGCTTCTTCCTCCGTTTCGTAGCCCACTTTCGCCTTCCAGGAATGTTGTTTACGTGTGTAGTGTTCCGGGTCGGGCTTAAAAGGTGGAACCTTATTAAAATATTTGCTTCGTCCGTGTTTGCTCATTGTTGGTTTAAGTGTTGGAGTGTGTTAGAACAGCGTGAGTTGCGCTTGTTCCTTTTGTATGCGTTTGCAGGCTTGGTCGTAATATTCCTTATTGAGTTCAAATCCGATGAAATTGCGCTTTTCTCGGATGGCTGCAATGGCAGTAGTTCCGCTCCCCATGCAGTTATCTAAGATGGTGTCGCCCTCGTTAGAGTAGGAGAGGATGAGATACTGAAGAAGGGCGACAGGTTTTTGCGTTGGGTGCATTTCCTGTTGTTTCTCTTTTGGAAAGTAGATAATGGATGTTGGGTATTTCTCTGTGGTCACTTCCTTGGAATAGATTCCTATGTCGTAACTACCGTAGCAAGCATTTCCCGTCGCTTTGCCGTTTTTGCGCCCTCGCGGATGAGATGGAAATCCTTGTTGCATTTGCGGATGGAACGTCGGCAAAGCGCGATAAAACACGGCAATGTCCTCATGGTTTCGCATAGGCATGCGCTTCGCATTGAGAAAGCCAGTCGGTCTGTCCTTCATCCACACGAGGTTATATCGCCAGTTTTTCCGTTCTGCCATCATCAGTTGCGCCGTGAACATTCCTTGGCAGAAGAGAATGACAGGCGCGGTGTTTTTTGCCACACGCCAATACTCCCGAAATAGTAGTTCCGTTGGGATAACGTTATCCCATTGCGCTTTTTCGTTTCCTTTATTCAATGCGCCGTATGGCAAGTCACACACAATGCAATCCACGCTTTCGTCCGGAATCTTCTTCATTCCTTCGAGGCAGTTTTCGTTGTAAATTCTGTTGAGTTCTATCATTGCCTTGTCAGTTAAACCATTTGATAGTTGTCTCACCCTTATACCCCTTCTCCCAAACGAACCAGGCGTAGGCTTGTGCGCTGCTATCCATCGACGAGAAATCGCCGTTCATGGCGCATTTCAGTCGTGACGAGCTGCACCATACCCGAATGGGGGGGGAGTAGTGCGGAAAAGATGGCGTCGGGCTTTGCCTTCGAGGAACGTCAGTTTGAGGAACATCGCCACCTTCTTGCCTTCTGGAATGATGCTGAGTGCCTTCTCCACGAACTCCTGCGCATATCGGTATGGCGGGTTGGTCACAATGTTGCCATCCCATGCAAGATTATCAATGGCAAGAAAATCCGCCACCTCGCCGTAGCCTCTATCTATCAGGTCGCGGCTCACCACTTCATATCCAGCCGTCTTCAGCACCTCGCTGATATGCCCTTCGCCGCACGAAGGTTCTAATATCCTGCCCTCGAACTGCTCCAACCGACAGAGCCATTCCGTTGCCTTTGGCTCTGTAGCATAATAGTCTTCTCGTTGGCGTTCCCCATCTTTGTGGTTGCTCGCCCCTAATGTTTTAAAAACGGCAGCCGTGCCGCCCGTCCAGTCTTTAGCCATTGTTAGCCTCCTTTCCGTTTAGTTTGTTTGTCATGTTGTGTAGTTACTTTTTGCCGATAGCTAACTGATTTCATCAAAAGAGTTAGCTCTTTTGATGAAATCAGTTAACTCTCCGTTTTCCCCATGTGCCGACACTTTTTATCGAAAGTACCGACACTTTTCATCAAATGTGCCGACACATTAAAAATCATCTTTAAAATCCAATTTCATCTGTTGGAATTTCTCGGCATACCATTGTTTGTATGATTTTCCAGAAATCCACCAGTCGTAGATGTTCTCCGCTATTTTGTCTTCTTGCTCATCGTTCAAGCGGTCAGAAGATGAGCAAGGTGAAAACCCGGCCAAGGGTTCCTGTTTGGGTTGTTGGATGCCGTCGTTTTCGTTCTGAGCAGTCCGTTGACGTTTTGCAGTGGCATCCAGTCCATGCGGATATTTCACCAGATATATTCTCTTTTGAATACCCCCCCATCGCGGATTTTTTTGATGGCCTGAAGCCAACCGCGTTTCACGTGTGGGTATCGTTCTTCTTCCAGCCTTTTCTGCTTGTATGAGCTCATTGGGCAACAGATGCAGCCGATGCGGTGCCAGCCTTCATCATAGAGTGAGCAATGTGGCACTTTTACCACGTCGTTGAGAAATTCCCATACATCTTGCTCCGTCCAGTGGATGATGGGCGAGATGAGCAAACTCTCTTTGCCGTGGATGCAGCCTAATGTTTTTTCTTCGTCGGCGTTAGTGATGTTCACTCCTTGCTCTTTAGATTTGCGGCGAGCTTGTTTAGCCTTTTGTTCCTGGCGGTATTCGTCAAGTCCGTCGAGGTCGCCACTGAATTTCCGACTACTGATTTCCACCTCGTTGCGTTTCGCCCGCCGTGCGCTCTCTGCTTTGCGGATGCCGATAAGCGTCACTTTCCCCGCTCCTGCCATCTCCTTGTATTCTTCGCAGCACCAGCGAACTCTCATCGTCGGAAGAATCTGCCGTTCAATTGCAATTTGAAAGATGGATTTCTTGGGCTTGATAAGTTCCACTTCGGGATAATTCAGTTTAACGAAACGTATCACCTCCGGAGGGTCAACGCTCGTGAGGTTCATGTGTCCCTGAAACTTCACACCTGCCAATTGCGCCATGTGGTAAAGCGCCTGCGAATCCTTGCCGCCGCTGAAGGCTAAATAATAACCTTGCTCAGCATCATAGCTAAGTGCAATTTTCTCGGCCTTTTGCAATAGTTCCACCGAGTGGAGCATCTTCTTTCGCAGTCGTGACGAAGCGCGGTCTAAGGCTTCGGAAAGCGTAATGTTTATGTTCATTCCTTTGTTGATTTGTTACAATTTTTCCAAGCCATCAATGGTATGTTTTTTATTGAGGTTCGTACCTTTTGATGAAAAGAGCCGAACCTTTTGATGAAAAGAGTCGAACCTCCGCTTTTTAAGGGCTAAACGTTTTGATGCAAAGTGTCGGCACATCGTTTTCAAAAACAATGCCCATCGTTTCAAAGATTGGCTTCTTCCGTTTCCGCTTTTCATTCCTCGCTCTTCTCCTCCAAATACTCAAAATAATCTGGTTCTTCCTCCTTCTTTCCTCCGCTGAGCAGTTCTTCATCTTCAATCTCTTGGAGGTCTTTAGTTGTAAGACCATATTTGCGTGCCATGCGCAGTTTTTCTTCTTCGGTATAGTTGACGCGGTCGCGTTTCACGATGCTCACGTCTTGCGTGATAGCAATGCGGCTCATGTCGGGCATATCGTCCGTCGCGTCGCGTTCTTCGTCGAAATCCTTGTAAACCTTTGCCAGGGCCTCCATGCCCTTTGCCACGGCGCGGTCGTTGTTTTGTTGTTTGCCCGTTCGGATGAGCCATTCCGCCGAACCGAGGAACATGGCCTTGTGGCGCGGGCTTTCATCCGTTTGGAAGAAGCGGATGAGATGGTTACACACCATAACGTCGTTGTTGAGTTCCGTGACGGTGCGCGGACAGATATTGCCCTCGTCGTCGAGCGTAATCTTCAGTGCCAGCACGTATGCCTGTGCTTCCTCGTTGCCCTGCGCGGCTTGATTGAAAAACATTTCATAGTCGCGCCGGGCAATATTGCGGCAAACTGTGCGCGGCTCGATGTCGCGATTTTGCACCCATCTTTTGTAAAATTCTGAGCAGACCTGCATGCGATAGCGCTGCTCTAACTTTGGAAAGGCCGCCTTGATGCTCGTGCCGTAGCTCAGCCATTTGTCAATGCGGGCCAGCGTATTGTTGGTTAATCCAGACATGTTCGTTTTTTGTTTGTTATGCCGTAAAGTTAGTATTTCTCTCCTGCTCCGTCCGGACATAAGGCGACAGGGTATGTCCGATGCGCCTCATGCTTGTTTTCTATTTTTGCCCCATCAAACACAAAAATATAAACAGACATGAACACAACCTTTTCCCTTGCCCGCGTGGTAGCCAGCATCATCAGTGTGGTGTGGTGCTACATCGAACCGAGTTTTAATTTCATCGCCGTGTGTTTCTTCGCCCTCGTGCTCGATTGCTACACGGCATGGCGCTGCAATCGCCGCATCTATTCCCGCTTCCGAGAACAAATCAAGAAGAATCCAAAATGTAAAATGGATGGCAAACTGAGGTCGAAGAAAATGGCCAAGATGGTGCAGGACTTCTCCGTGCTTATAATGGCCATCTTCTTGGCAACGGCCATTGACGATGGCTTGTTTGGCTATATGGACAAACTGCACCTTGCCAACTACCTCGCCGCCGTTTATTGCGCCGTTCAGTTCGTTTCCATCCTCGAAAACGAGAGCACTTGCAACGGGGCGGCCTGGGCGCGAGTGATGCAGAAAATCGTGGCCGATAAGACGGAACGCCATTTTAATATAAAGTTGAAAGAACTCATGGAGGACAACAAAGAAGACGAAAACCAAAAGAATGAAGCAACCAAGGATGAAAAGACGATGGATGAAAAAGCAAAGGAAAAGGCAGGAGAGTAGGCCACGAAGATGCTGAACAATGCTATAAACCAACAATCATTCAAACATTCATTCGTATAAATGTTTTCCTGTTCAATTGTTCGTTTGTTCAATTGTTTATTCAAATATTCATTCTTTCATTCGTTTGTTTTCAACGACACGCAACCAAATTAATCATCATGACAATCAGCAATATCCTTGAACATTGGGCGAGTATCTACAAGCCTTTGTCGCATAATCCGGAGAGCGAGCGCCTGGAAGACCAGCGTTTCTTCCGCATCCGCTATATCGACCTTGAAAACACGTTTTCCCGTAATGCCAACGTGCTCCATTCGCCTTGTATGTTGCAAAGCATGGTCACGACGGGCGAACTTGTGGACGCACGCAAGGCAGAGGTGTCGCATCAGGTTTGGTTCTTATCTAAATTGAAAGATTCCTCGCAGACGTTGGGCCGCTTCAATGGCACGCAATTAGAGCGGGCCACAGAAGACCTCACGCAACATTGCTTGCAACTCATCTCCTGGTTGATGGAAGTGAAGCGCACGGGCGTTTGTCCCGTCACGGGGCGAAAGTTTGCCGAAGACGCGCAACTCATGGCAGAGGTGCGCAGCATCGACCCTGCATCGTTCTCCTTCGGCTTGATTCCGAAAATCTACACGGGGCAATGGCTGGTGGCTGGCGTTGATTGGAAGACGCTTAAACCGCTTTATGCTTTTGCTTGCGGAATGAATGGAAATTATATTTTACCAACAGAGGGTGAAACAACTAAAAAATAGTCATCATGGCAAAACCGATTCAAGACCCGGCCTTTGAGTTTAAAGACACCGCCAGATGGTATCTTGGCGATGTGTTGCGTCAGTTGAAAATCAATACGCAGACGCAGTGCATCTATCCGAAAGAAATCTACAGTGGCTTCATGGCTGTGAATGCCGCCCGTGCCGCCCGTGGGCAGTGGCATGCCGAAGGCGTTGGTGTTAATTCATTCCGTGGAAGAATAGTGAGTGACACGCCAGAGAATTGGACTTATGAGTTCACGTTTAACGACTACATGCGCTTCGTTGATATGGGTGTGGGCCTCGGAATGAAATACGACGACGTCGATAGTGCGAGAAAGGCGAATTATGCTCGCCGATATGTTAAGTCTTGGCAGCGTACTGGCGCAGGCCGCTCTCAACGTCCAGCCATCATGATGGAGTTGCGCCACCTGCAATCGCGCATGCAGAATTACCTCGTGGATTTCTACGGATTCCGTGGCGAAACGGCGCTCATCAAGGCCTTTGAGGATTCAGAGATTCACATTCCGCTCTAACTATACAAAAACAATATAGACATGGCAACTGAAAAATTAGCAAAAGTGGTCATCACCGCCAATGCCGCAACCGCCAAGCAGGTGTTGGAGGAGATTGACCGACTCGTCGAGAAATACACCGCCGATATACAGAAGATGACGGCGGCCGGGGAGGCCAACTCTGCGGCCTGCAAGAAAGCAGAGAGTACGTTGAAGGCGCTGTCTCAGGTGCAGCGCGACAACATCAACGATACGAAGCGGCTTAGTGAGGTGGTGGAGGATTTGACAAATACGAAACTTCGCGACCTCCGTCGGGCCCTTGGTTCTGGAAAGGCGGAAATGGCGAAACTCACAGGGTCGGAAGCGGACTTGAAGCGTGCTGAGGAAATTCGCAAGAAGATGAAGCAGGTGGGCGACGAGATTCGCCTTATTGAAGGTCAGTATGTGAAAATTGAGGAAGGGTTGGAAGACATATACGTTCAGTCCGACCAGTGGCTTGACAAAGCAATCAAACAGCAGCGCGACCTTGTCGGTTCGTTGCAGAAGACGGATGCTGGCTATCAGCAGAATCTTGACACGTTAAAAAAGTTGGAGGTAGAAGAAGACCGCCGCAAGGGAAAGATGAGTGAGGCAGATGCGTCCGCCGCTGCCTTGGGCGCACCAGACACAACGCCCTCCGACCTGCGCCGTGCCCGCACCACACTGACAGCGGCGCGTGACAACACGTCGGTGACTGATACACAGGCCATCCAAAAATACAACGATTTGTTGGCGCAGGTTGAAGAGCGCCTGGAGGCTGTGTCAGGCAAGGCACGTGAAGCTGCGATTAGCTGGAAACAGATGCGTCAGGTATTGTCTGAGCCTAATAAGGCATCGGGCGAAGACATCAAGCGCACGATGGAGGTGATTGCGCAAAAGATTCAGCAATTGCCGGCAGGCTCAAATGCCGTTGCTGCTCTCCGCAAGCAATATGCGATGTTGGAGCAGACGTTGAAGGGCACGCGACTGTCGCAGACGAAACTCAACGAAATCATTACTCGTAGTAAAAGCGGAAAGGCATCGCTCGAAGAACTGCGGCTGGCTTACAAGCAATTGGAAGAGGAACTGAAGCAGGTAAACGTCCGCAGTAAGCAGTTTGTTGAGACGCAGAAAAACATGCAGCGCATTAAAGCCGACATCGACAAGGTGACGGGGGCTGCGAAAAAGCATGGCGGTGCTTGGTCAACGGCGTTGAAGAATCTGACGGCATACGTTGGACTCTTTCAGGTGTTCAGCATGTTGCAGGGGGTCATTACGTCGGCCATCAAAAAGAACTTTGAATATTCAAGTTCGCTGACCGACATCCGAAAGGTCAGTGGTCTTACCTCGGAGGAAATCGAAAAACTTTCGGCTTCCTTGGCACAAATTCAAACACGTACAAATTTGGAAGGCTTGGCAAAGTTGGCCTACGAGGGCGCGAAGCTTGGCATGGGCCAGTATGGCTCTGAAGGTTTGGCTGGTTTTGTGCGTGCCGCCGACCAAATAAACGTGGCCATCGGCGAGGAAATGGGCGAGAAGGCTTTGCCAGCATTGGCCAAATTGGTGGAGACGATGGGTTTAATCCCGAAAATGGGTGTTGAAAAATCGATGTTGGCAACGGGGTCAGCCATGTTTAAGTTGTCAGCCACGAGTACTGCAACGAGCGGTAACATCGTGGAATTTGCCAAAAGGTTGACAGGTGTCTCGCGCACGGCGGGTATCACTGCCGATCAATTGTTGGCCCTCGGTTCAGCCTCCGATGCGCTCTTTCTTGCACCAGAAGTCAGCGCCACGGCGATTTCCAAATTCATCGTGTCGATGCAGCGCAATCATAAAGAGATTGAAGCAGACCTCGGCTTGCAGAAAGGCATCATCTCGAAGATGTTTGAAGCCGGGAAGAGCATAGAGGCGATGGTAATGATTTTTGAGAAGTTGCGTGAAAAGGGCAATATGAGTCAGATGGGCGACATCTTTAAGCCGCTTGGTTCTAACGGTCAGCGTCTGATTACAACAATGGTGACGATGGCGAAAAACGTGGACTTACTGAAAGACCATCTCTACGAGGCTGAAACGGCTTTTGAGGAGGCAACGGCCGTCACCAATGAATATGAAATGCAGCAGACGAGTGCCGTCGGCATCCTCGACCGCGCCAACAACCTTTGGGAGAAGGCCTTTGTGTCGACGGAAGGTGTTGAGAATGTCAAGCAGTTGGCTCAGATATGGTATGACATGTCCAACGAGATGCTTAATAGTCCGCTGTTCCGCGGAACTTTGAATCGTGCTCTTGCGTTGGTTTTAGACAGCATCAAGTCGTTGGTGTATCTCCTGCCTGTGTTGGTCAATTTCTTTGTGGCTCGCGGTTTGATAGCTGGTGTCAAATTATTCGCGCAAATGGGCACTATCATCAAAGGGGCGATTGTTTTCTTCCGTGAATATACTGCCGGTCTTGGTGCTGCAAAAGCCGCGCAGGTGGCATTCAACAATGCCGTCAAAGCCAATGCTCTCGGAGCGTTAATTGCTTTGGTCATGACCGCCGTCGAAGTGATTATGTCGTTTGTGGATGCTGAAAAGCGAGCAAAGGAGGAAGCAGAAGAGGCACAGCGCAAGGCAAATGCTTGGAAGAGCACGTTGACGGATGCGGCGGTGGAAGTTGGGAAACTACAAGATAGGCTGAAGCACTATAAGGAGCGATTGGACGATGCTAACATGTCGCAGGAGAGTAAGCAAAAACTGATTCGCCGCATCAATTCGGAATATAGGCAATATCTCACGAACCTCGGTATCGAAATCAAATCGGTGGACGATTTGCGTAAGCACTATAACAAGTTGACGACGGCTATTTCACAGGCGACTTATTATCGATTCAAGCAAAAGGCGCTTGAAGAGGTGGGGGACAATGGCCGCAGGGGGAAGGAAGGGGCTGCCAAGCAGCTTCTCAAGGCTCTGAAAGAATCCCCTGGCTTTTCGTCGGATTCTTATGACTTGATAGTAGACGAGCTTGAAAGCGGAATGGATGTGCGAACCGTCTATATGAGGCATGTTAAGGAGGCCATAAATAGTGGAAAACACCCGTTATCCAACAATGCTTCCAAAGGTGCTAAAAGTCGCAGAATCGAAATGAATCGGAACTGGAAAGTGGGTGGTTACACCATGACAGATTATGGCCAAAATGGGGAATATTGGGGTAGTATAGGCTACAGCGATGATAAAGTATGGAGAGCTCTTAACCAGTATCGTAATAGAAGCAATGATTTTGTTAATTCATTGAACGAAGTCAATGCCATGTACAAACCATGGATTGGTAATTATGAACCTCCCGTCGACGACCTCGGCACCTTATCCGACGAAGAAACCGAAGCCGAAAGAAAAAAACGTGTGGCACGTGAAAAGCGTGAGCGTATTAAGTCGCAGCGCGATGGTTTGAAAGACGCACAGTCGGAAGCCAATGCTTTGATAGATAACGTCTCCAACTTCTATGACCGGCAAATCAATGTCAAATTGCAGGAGGCCATTGAGCGCGGTATGGACAAGACGGAACAGGAGATGTATGTGGCACCTCTGAAGAAAGGAAAAAACAAGGCGCTCGAACAGGTGCGACTGGCCATTGCGGGAAAGGCTAACGTCTGGGAGGCAATGAAACAATCTTTGAGGAAGCAGATGTTGGAGCAGGCGGATGCCACGGGGGTGAATCTTTCTGAGGAACTTCTGGAGAGCATTGTGAACAGTGACGTGAATGCGCTGAGAAAAAAAATCGGCACGCTGGCGAAAGCACTTGGCATCCCCATGCACTCTGTTCTGGCTGAGATATTCAAAAAGGCCACCAAGAACGCGAAAGACAACTTGACGCTGGAGGCGCAGCAGCAACAGGAGCGCCAGAAGGATATTCTTGGACTTGACTTTACTAATGCCGTGAAGAGCGGTGCTTATGAGTCGTTCAACCGTTCTGGCTATGCCAATCTTAGTGATCTTGAAAATCAAGACAACAAAGAGGGTCGGGCGGCTTTCAACAAACGCAAGGAGGCTATTATGGAAATGTATGAGCAGGCACGGCGCGAAATTGTGAAAGTGTTTGCGATTGACGTGAGCAGTGTGAAGGGCCGACTCTCGCTCATCAACCTGCTTTTTGGCGACGACGCGAGCGGCATGGGCGAACGCATCATGAAGACGCTCGGCGACAATGCAGAGGAATGGCGACTGTTTTACGACCAGCTTATCAAGTATGACAAGGACTACACGGCCGCGATGAAGAAGAATGACCAGGAGCGCACGAATTTGAATGAATATCGCTGGAACAAGTCGGATGAATATAAACAAGGGCAAGCTGCCATCAATGCGCAAGAGGAGGACAATCGCGAGAGCGCTCGCCGCTATTCTTTTGGTGCCAACGCCGACACAGTGTTGCCGTGGGGACAGAGCCAGGCGACTGATCCCGAACTGGAATTGCTGAAACTGAAGCTCAACCTGGCGAAGAAATATTACCAATATATTGAAGAACACAATGGCAGCGATGAAGACCGCGTTGCGGCCGCAAAGCGTATTTCGGAAATCAACGACTCGTTGATGGATGCCGTGGCAGCCAAAGCGAAGGCGACGGCCGAAGCGCAAATGAAATGGTATAAGCCGATTGAGCAGTATGGCACGGCCTTGGGCGAAGCGCTGACTGATGAAAGCAAATCTGTTAAGCAGGCCACGCGCGACATGATTAATTCTTTCATCGACCTCACGGGCGAATATGTCAAACAGAAGCTCACGCAGTTTGTGATGACTAAGCTCTATAACACGTTGATGGCTGAGTCGGAAGTGGAACTGTCTGCCACGAAGAAGGCGCAAGCCATCGAAGATGCCAACACTGCCGTTGCAAGTGCCAGTGTCGGAACGGCCGCTGGCATTGCGGAAGGTTCTGCAAAGACCATCGGTAAACTCGGGTGGTGGGGCATTCCGCTCATCGCCGTTATTGGTGCGGTGCTTGGCGGTCTCCTGTCGATGGCTAAGGGGGCTTTGTCGAGTGCCTTTGGTGGCAATAAGGCCGCAGATGCCAACTCCACCAACTTCAGGGTGACATCCGGAATGCTGACTTATGATTCCGGAAATGTTCAAGGATTGCGGCCATACGTGGCCGACACTGGCGAAATCTTCATGGCTCAGGAAGACAACGCGCGGCATGGCGGCGTGAACTTACTGACAACGCCAACGGCAACCACCATCAACGGCCAACCATCGCTCGTTGCCGAGCATGGACCAGAAATCGTTATCGGCCGCGAAACTACACGCGCCATGATGCTGAATAGTCCGCAACTGTTGAAGGCGCTTGTCAACTTCGACCGCAATTATTCCGGACGCAGTGTTCGCCGCACCTTTGACGGCGGCAATGTGGCGGAATCCGCCGACCTTTCTGGCGCTTCTCTGCCCGGCGATTTGATAGCGAGCAATGTTGCGGCCAATGACGCGCTTTTGCAGGCCGCAAACGCGCTCTTGAAGCGCCTGAGCGAACCAATCCCCGCCAAGATTGATATGTTCGGCCACGGCAACCTCTACGACAGCATGAATAAGGCCACTAAATTCATGAAGGGCAAGTCGTGACGCTTATGGCAATAGTGGTAATCCATGTGAGCGGCAGTGTCTCTCTTATGAGCGGCATTGTCGCTCTTTCTATGTGCAGCAGCATCGATGATGCGCGGCTTCGGCATTCTTTGTCAATCGCCTCCTTTCCGCATTTTGTTCTATTTCGCAACAACGCCGCACTTTCGTTTGAAGCGGGCCGCCATCTCTCAGCGATGTCGCGGCCCGTTTTTTTTGTTTCTCTCCTGTCCGTAGCCGTCCATATCTGGTATGAACTTTGTCTAACTTTACGAACTTTTCTAACTAACTGATTTTGTGGACTTTCAGTATCTCGTTCCTGTCAAAAGTCCAAAAATCCGCCCAAATCGCCCAACATTATATAGAAATTTCGCCGTATTTTTATATTTCCCAAAATCAAAATCCCCGAACCCCAATTGTGTAGTAGGTAGCATCTACGACTTTGTTGTAAACTAAAGACTTCCAATGAGTTAGCGCTATTTGTAAAGGCAAATTGATGGGCAAAATCGCCATAAAATCACTCTATTTCATGAATTTCTATTTTATAAAACGTATTCCTCTCACGTATAGGTTTAATGAAATAATAAAAATTTTGGACTTTTGAATGATAAGTAATTGTGTTTTAAGAAGAAAAAGCAAATTAATCAACAGACGAATAGGGGACACAGTATGGATTTCTTATGGACTTTTGTATCTGTTTTTGACTTTTAAGTTTGTGTCGCTTCGGAGTTTTTTTAGAGATTCGGACGAAAAGTCCAAAAACGAGCACGCCGATAGGTCAGAAGTTCAAAGTTGAACTTTTGCCCATCGGCGTGCAGCTGCATGAGATAAGTTGGATATTTGGAAATTGTTCTTTTTTTCGGTTTTTGTAGAAGTCTCAGTAGAGTTTTTCAAGTTCTTTAATGTAGGGCACCACCTCCTGTCGGATGATGTCAAGAAAGATTTGCGCTGAGCGTTTCATTGGCACATCTTGCATCCAATGCGCGTTGCTCATCAATTCGTGTTCCAGGCCGACGATTGGACGAGCTGCCAACGTTGGATGTTGCTTCATGTAGAGTTTAGACATGAAGGTGATGTAAGGCGTTTGTTCTACAATGGCCAAGTCTTCGTCTGGGTCACTGACGATGCACTTGACATTTAGTTTCGTCAGGTCGTGTTGCAGGTATTGTTGAAAAGTGTTGAACAAGCGGTCGCCCACATCTGCCATAATCACGCTGTGCTTCAACAAATCCTCATACGTCACCTTTGGCAGGCGTGTCAGCGGATGCGTGTTTCGCATGACGGCGTAGATGTGAAAGGGGATGCAAGGTTGTGTTTCAATGCCTTCATCCTGGTAGGCTGTGTTCATCGTGAATGCCAGGTCGATGGTATGTTCCTTCAGCAAGCGGTTGAGACTTGTTGCCTTGGTAAGTTCTGCATTCAGCCGCACGTTGGGGTATCGCTCCATGAAGCGGAGTGCCGCCTCGCGGATGTATGGTGCGATAAACGAACCTACGCCGATGCGCAGCTCTCCCTTCATGCAGTTGTTGATAGCGTTTATATGTTCCTTACAGTCTTCAGCTTGTTTGAGAATCTCTTTTGCACGCGGCAACAAGGCCGCTCCGCTTTCCGTTAGTGTGATTTCGTGTGAAGAGCGAATAAATAGTTTGCACCTAAGTTTGTCTTCCAGCGCTTTGATGTGTTGACTGATGGCCGACTGAGTGACAAAACATCGCATGGCTGCCAAAGAAAAAGAAAGCGTTTCGGCGACACTGACGAAAGAGCGAAGATGACGTAATTCCATGTTTTCAAGTGGTTTTTGAGGATAGCGAAGTTAGAAAAGATTATCTTATCCCAAATGCGTTTTCGATTAGAATATCTTATAAACGTATTAGTTTTCAGATTTTTTCATCAAAAGGAAGCCCCTTTACGTTTTGTTTTCATTTCGCAAGGGGCTTCCTGTTCCTATTCGTTGAGATTCAGCGAGCTACATATTGGCGTGCATCGCCGTGTAGTCCCAGATTTTCGTGCAGTTGTCGTCTTCCGGTTGCCAGTCGGCATCGCAGAAGTAAAACAGATAAGCAGCTTTGATGATCTCCTCGTCGGTCATCTTTGCCGAAAGGTCGGCATACATGGCGTTAAAGGCGACATATTTGTCCCAGTCGTTGACCTTCTGGTGAAACTTCATGCCCTTGGTCGCGTCGATGATCTGCGCACGTGTCCAGTGGGCGCCATATCCTTCCGGTTCCCCGTTCTCGTCTGTTTTGCTGTAGACAAGGCGGTTGACATCGTGGTTGGCGAATTTCTCACTATAGTGGCGGTCGTAGAGCACGGCGTGTTGGTTGCGCATGATGCGCCAGTAGAGCGCTGGTTTTTCCTCTTCCAGCAAGGAGAGGTCGCACGACATCTTCTCCATTGCGTTCCACATTTTCTTTTCCGATGTCACACCATGTGTTTTTGCCTGTTCAATCAGTTGTATGTATTTCATGTTTTGTTTATGTTTTAACAGTTAGGGCAAATGCCTTTGATTTTTGGTATTGCCGGTACTAAGGTAGCGAAGAAGCCAACACGTTTTGCGCCAACTTTTTGTTCATCCTTATTCGCCTTTTTGTCGTTGTTCTGTTTCTTTGCCATACAAGTTAGTGAATATTCGTTGCAAAAGCAACAAAAGTAAAACAAACCAATTATATAAGTAGGCCATCATGATGGCCAGAAGCGTGCTCGTGATGATGTTGCCGCCGGAATAGAGCAAGCCCATGAGTGTCGTCCAAAACGTGAAACACTGCCCGCAATCCGTCACCTTCTTCACAACCCCGGCGATGGCCTGTGCCAGTCCGAGATGGTGAATAAGGGTGGCGGCTATCATGGCGGCAAAAGCAGTCAGCAGGAGCATGGCTTATTAGGCATTTGTGATGGTCAGCGTCAATGGCACGTCAGAAACGAACGTTTTCGAGCAGGCGCAGCAGGCAATGCGTGCGATGCCGTTTTGCACCGTTCCGACGGATGGCTTGACGGCGGTTACGGGCGTTGCACTAAAGACGGGAATCGTGAAATCCTGACTGATGACTTGAGACCTCGTGCAGCATGGGCCGCAGTTGCAAGGAATGTAGTTGACCACGCCCTCCACGTGTATCACCACCAAATATTGCGACGTGCCGACATTGGCGATGCTTTTCACCATGAAAGTAGGGGAGAAGACGGGCGTTTCGTCCACGCAGGCCGGTGTGCAGAGCTGTTGCGTGATGTTTACATCATAATAAGGAGCAGTGGCCGTTGCGCCAACTGCAAGTGTGGCCGTAATGTTGGCCGGAAGCGTTTTTTTGTTCATAATCTTTTTTGTTTTAGTAATGCGACGATGCTTGCCGCCGCTTTTCATGTTTCTTCTATCTCTTTATTTGATAAGTCTCCGTCGTTTCAACGGGGAGGTTCTTCTGCAACAGGTCGGCCAATTCATCAAGGTCTTCCTCGTCGAAAGTAACCATGCCTTCAAGCACAGACAATGGGCCGTTGTATCTGACCTTTTCAACGATGTCGTGTGCCATCTGCGGGATGCTCTCTTCAGGGATTTGAGCGAAGTATTTGGCGAGAATCGGTGTGACGAGCGAGTTGATTATGGTCTGAATGAGTGGTTCGATGTCTTTCTGCAACGCATAATCCCCGCTAACCAGCCCCATGGAGGCGATGGTGGCCTGCATGGATTGCAGCATGGGCAGGTGCATGAGTTTTCCCGTTGCAATTTGAGAAATGGCAGGTCGTGCCCATTCGGACACGACGGCTGCCAGGATTTGTGAATTTGTGAAATTCATCTTCGTTCATTTTTTAGGCGGTGCATCCGCATCCGCAATTTGTTTGGCAAACATTGGTTGACGGAATGTACATCTTCGTGACACTTGTCAGCGCAGCCACCTGCGACTTCAGTACGTCGATGTTGGCATTTGCTGCGGCGTTATAAGCCATTTGCTGAGCATTGATGGCCTGCTGAGCATCCTTGTTGGCATCCACCTTGTCTTCGAGACGATTGATTTTTCCATCAATGTAAGCCGTCACTTCCACCAACTTCTTATCGGTGTAGTTTTCGCTCTTTTGAATGGCAAGCTCCGTCTTCAGTGTAGAGTTTTCCTGGATGAGGTTGGTCTCCGACTTCGTGACAAATCTCGCATCGGGGTCGTTGGTGTTCATGTTCGGTTTGTAGCCGAAGCCTCCGAGCAAAGCGCCACCGCCACCGAGCAGACTTGTTGCCAAGCCCGCAATGCCCAGACCAAGGGCCGTGTTGCCCAAGCCTTTGCTGGCGACATCGAAGTCGCCGTTGTTAGTTTTAATCTGCATAGTTTTTGTGTTTGTTTAGTTTCGTTCATGATTGAACTTGGCGCAAAGATAGAGACAAAGCATAGCCAAATTTTTGTTTGGCTATGAAGATTTCTTGACGTTGCATTAGACATTATAATAACTAATGCAACCAGAGACTAACCGCCATAAAATCCCTGAAAACACCCTGTAAAGTTAAAAATCCTATGATAGAGCAAGATTAAACAAGTTTTCATTGCGAGATTATCATATATTTTTTAATTTTGTCACCGACATCAAAAATGTAAATCAAATGTTCGAGGAATTATGTTCTGTGTATGAGAAGTCAACCGATGCCTATGGGCGTTTTGTTGACCGTGAAACGGGTGAGTGCATCCAGCAGATGACCATCCGCGAGTTTTGCCTGACCGATCGTTGGAAGCCGTATGTGCAGCGTTTGCGCGATCTTCGGCAGAAGTATGGCAGTCAGGCCAAGCAGATGCCTGAATATATCGAGACCAAAAAGATGTTGCCTGGAGCCACGCTCAGCGGTCTCTTCGCGCTTTATGAAGATGACAGTTTGACGCATCCTGGCAAGCGCGTAATGGTGAGCCGCCGTGAGAGCCATCTTCAGCAACATACGGGATGGCTCGCCATCGACATTGACCTTGCCGACAACGTGCAGTTGAGCAATTTCGACAATATCCGCATGGTTTGCCGTTTTCGTCCAGAAATCGGGCTCCTCATGCGCTCCTGCTCCGGCAGCGGATATTTCGGCTTGGTGCGTCTGGCGTACCCCGACCGCCACAAGGCGCAGTTTAAAGCGTTGTTGAAGGAATATGCAAGCCTTGGCATTCGGCTTGACAAGGCTTGCAGCAATATCGGGCGCGTGCGTTTTGCATCGTGGGATGAGCCGGAACGTATATATATTAATGAGAACGTGGTGCCGTATAGGGGGGTGGAAGAGTACATTCCACCGGCGATTCCGTATGCGCTTCCGAATGCGCTCAGGCCATCGTATCGCTATGGTGGCGGCGCTATCTACAATGATAAAGGTGGGGCACAGTTCTGGGAGCAGCGACGAGTGCAAGACCGATTGATAGAACTAATTGTGCAGGAACTTGTTGCCAATCAGAAAAATATCACCGAGAGTTATCATGAGTGGACCAAGGTCGGTTGGGCGTTGCGGTCGCATCCTTACGGGCTTGACTTGTTTCATCAACTCTCACGATGTAGCCTGAAATACAATGAAGGTCAGACAAACGTGAAATGGAATCAGTTGGGCCAAAGTAAGACAGTGACCTATAACTACCTTATCCATGTCTGCAAAGCAGAACTCGATGTTAAAACATATAGGCAGATTTGCAGGCGTGTTTGGAATGAGTTAAAAGGCTAAATTCTATAAATATTCATTGATTTTTATGCTTTGAGCAAGTCTACTTCAAGTCTATTAAAAGTCTACTAAAAGTCCTATGAAAGTTCTATGAAAGTTCTATGATTGTCTAACGGAAAAATTCACATCATAAATCAAAAAATACAACATGAAATTAATAACAATTACAGGGCCGAGCGGCGTGGGAAAAGACACGGTGGCGCGTATGCTTTCTGAGTTATGTGGCTACAAGGTGTTGTGTTCTTACACCACGCGCCCCAAACGCCCAGGAGAGATTGACGGCGTTGAACATCATTTCGTGGAAAAATGTGACGTGCCGCGCGACAAGATGTTGGCTTACACTAAATATGGCGGTTACGAATATTGGACCACGGTGGAGCAGATTGGCGAGACGGGCATCTATGTGGTCGATGAAGAAGGATTAAAGATGTTGTGTCGCCGTTTTCCGTGGATGGAACGCTTCTCCATCGGCGTGTATGCCTCAGAACGCACTCGTTTGCGTCGAGGTGTCAGCCAGGAACGCATTAACCGCGATAAAGAGCGGATATTTTTGCCCAAGGCTTTCTTTGATTATTGCGTCTACAACAATGGGACGACAGAAGCGCTTGCGGATGAAGTGTTGCGCATAAAATATCTCATTCGGTGAGAGAATGGTTTACTTACTCAATAATAAATTAAAATTCATAAGTGATGAAATTCATAAATGCGTCGGTCGAATGGTGGCCGCAGAAATCGTTGTTCCAACACATCGCACGTGTGGGCAGAATATGCTACAAGGCAAAAGGAAAGCAGCCGGCAGAAGGACTGACAGAAGAAGAGACTGAAGCTTTCATCTTGAAGCGCGACCAAGAACGTTGTAAGGGCTTCTGGGAAAGCGGCCATCGGTCGATGTATCGTCACGGCACCACGTATTTCTTTGTGCCGAACGAGAAGTTACTGCACACGATTCATGTATGGTCGCTCATGGTGGCTTCGCCATATATAGATTATGCCGTCAAGGGCAGCAAAGTGTGGATTAGCACGAATAGCCAATTTCTTGGTGAGCATAAAGACTTGTTGCAGATGCTCTCCAGATATATCGTCACAGAAGAATATTTCATTGAAAAGGCGCAGAAATATCATTGCGACGATGCTTTTCTCTTGTTGCGTATGACCTTAGTGGTGACAACGCAGCGCATACAAGGAGAATCCTATAACCGTAAATCACCAAACAATATAGCGGAGCAGAGCACACGTTACGTGAATCTCGTCAAGAAAGGCGGCGTGATGATTTGCCGTCCGCATTGGGAGGCCAATTCTAAGTGGTATCAGCGCTGGGCCTCTCACTTCGGCTATTGGGTAGCAGAGAAGGTCTATAAGTTTTTGTTGTGGACAGGACTCAAGCCAGAGGATGCACGCGGCAACTTGACGTTTAACACGTACACCATTTGTGCCTACACCTACACTTTGAACGAATGGCACCACATCATAGATATGCGCTTGCGCGACACAACAGGAAAGGCACATGAGGATGCGCGTATCGTGGCGGAACTAATTAGCAAGATTATTAACGAGCGTATGCAAGCATACCTTCCTAAATTCGAGATATGATGAAAGTATTTTTCAAAAAGTTAGACGAAAAAGCCCAGGTTCCAGTCAAGGCTTCTGGGTATGAGAATGATTTCTGTTACGACTGCTTTGCCGTTAGCGAAGAAGAGGTGGCCCCCAACGTGTGGAAATATGGCCTTGGCTTTGCTTTGCAGCCAGTCAACGAATATGACGGCCATAACATCCGAGCCTTCAACGTTCGCGCCCGTTCTTCTGTGTGGAAGACGGGCATGGTGCTTTCCAACTCACAAGGCACCGTCGACGAGTCCTACACGGGCGAGATTTCCGTGGTGTTCTACCACGTCATGCCCGATATGCCACGCTATAAGGTGGGCGAAAAACTGTGCCAGATTTGTTTGGAGCGCACGGAGGCTCTGGACTTCGTGGAGGTGACGGAACTGCGAAAAACGGTACGTGGCGACCGTGGATATGGCCATACCGGGAAATGAAAAGTATCTTCATTATGTTTAAAACGTATTTAGGCAATGAATAAAAAACAGCAAACTCAGGACTTGGCCAAGGTTGTGGCCAGGCCCACCATTTACACGTTTAACTTCAACGATGTGCCGATTGAGAAATATGCGGAGACGTTGAGCGTGCTTTTTCGTCATCCGGAATATAAGGCGATGGTTGAGAAACGCAACCGTTTCGTGGAAGCAGCTTCGAGATCTGCAAAAGGTTCCAGCGTGCTCGCCAATTTGGTGCGGCAGATTGAGAAGCAAGATCGGCAGTTAGCCGATGTGCTCTTGTCGTCGGTTGTGCAGACAAATCTGCATTCCACTGAAGAAGTGGAGACATTGTCGTTTACGCATTTGCTGAAGTATTTCGTTGATTATTCAAAAGAAGACGCTTCGGCCAATGTTCGTCGGTTGACAGCACAACTCTACCAACTCACATTCTTGGCCGATATGTTGGAAAGTTTGTTGCTCGAAATCCGCGACAACATGGACGGATTGTTTGGGCACAACATCCAATTTCAGCAGTTTGATGCCGTTTTGCAAGTATTGAAACATCTTGGCGGCTATTTCCAGTCGGTGCGGCCACAGGAGAGCGAAAGTAAGGAAGCGCAGCTCTATATGGATTATGCCGACAGCATCAACGACTATCTCGAGAAACGCCTAAAGACCTATTCAGAGAAGATTACTAAATTTCGCCCACTGCCTACTGCCTACACGCAGGAAGATATGATCATGGCCATCAACCAGTTTTTTGACTCTGGCAAGCGTTTTGGCCACAACTTCATCAAGCACACAGAGAGTGGCGGCGCATACATTGATGCCGTGGCACTGGCATTCAATCTCGACAACGAGCAGACGGAGAAACTGGATAGACTGGTGGGCAAGCGCAAATCAAGAGATGTGCTCAGCTATTGCCTCGCCGTGACGGATGGCATCCTTTCGCATTACAACAAACCGCAATAACCTCTCCTTCGCCATGCCTAACATTTATCTGAGAATGCCAACCAGCCGTTGCTTGTTTTTTCGGCACCGCAATCCGAATCATACGTTGGCGAAAGATGAACCGTTGGTTTTCAGTTTGTACATGCCGGAGTATTTTGTTTTGAAAAATGGTCTGGTACCTGCTTCCATCGATAATCAGGATGTCGGCACTCGATGTTTTTCAGAACAACAATGGCGTAACATGATGGCTGGCGGTGCTCCCAACGACGGCAAGAAAATCCACAAACGCGACCATACAGACTATCTCTCCTTTGCCGAGGTACAACATTTATGTGGCATACAAGACTACGACAAGAGCGCGAAGGAAGATTACCTTTGCATCCGTTTGCCGAGGGAGGTGGAGTTTATTGATACAGTGAAGGTGGTCACGGCCACCTGGAATCTGTGTCGCGTTGCCGCCAACCAACTCACCATCATGCTCAACAACGATTTCAAGCGCAGCGTGGTGGAATGGGCACTTGCCACCTTCGATTTCTGCACTTCCGGCGGCAAGGTGGTCTGCCGTTCGCAGGCTTCTATGTTGGAGCGTTATTTGATGCGCTACGGCATTGAACCAAGCGTTTACGAAAAAGACAATCTTCGCCGCATCATTGAGCGTTGGCTCAATCATGAACACGTTAATTTTAAAGCCTATTCGATGCTTGATATGCAATTCGAGGACGAAAAAGAACGCATCACCCAGATAGACGAGTTCGTCTGGGAATGATTTTCCTATTGTTTCTTTTTGTTAATAGGCTTAATAATAGATGTTAAATATCAATCATTATTTTTCTTTCCTATGGATTTACCTATATCTTGTAGAGAAATCTTCCTCGAAGGCGTGACAGACGTTTATTTCCATTACGTGGCTGGCGCTCAATTGCCAATCCCGTCAGGGGTTGCTAAGATTCAGAAAATGGACGGATGCCGTTTCACTCCATCTGCCTTCCATATCTCCATTAGCGATGAAGGGCACGCTGTTGCTGATTCCATTTCGGCTAAAACGACGGTTTCGGAAAATGGCAACGGCAGTCTTTATGCCATAGAAATCAACGCCAATATAATGGCTGGAGAGGAAAATGTACGGGAATTTGCGCGTAAAAGGCGCTATGAAGTGTTTTATCCGGTATTGAAAAAGGCAGATGGCAGTTTGCTTCTGGCTTATGCGTTGCCCGGTTCGTTCCTTTTTCAAGTTGGACAGACGTTTTCCACAACGGCATGCCAAGCCACTATTCAATCCACCTTGAAGTCTATGTCTGATTTCATCCCAATTACCCTATCTGAGTAATTCCACATCGTTCTTTTCATTGCTCAGCCCTGCTGTCCGAATCACGGATGGCGGGGCTTTTTTTGTGCGCTGACGCCGCTTTTTATGTCCTTATTCGCAGATGCTGACCTTTCTACTTTTGCACTGAACAAATGTTTGATTGTTCAAATGTTTAAATGAATAATCAAACAAGACAACAAACGAACAATCGTTTGAATGAACAAACAAATCGCGGAATGGAGCAGATGGAAGCTCGCTTATCGCTCATTAAGAGACGAAGGTTCGATTCCTTCTTCCGCAACGATGAAGCAATGGTCGTGAAGACCAGCCGAATACCAACACAAAACAATAGTTACACAGACAATGAAAGGACTTTATGAGATTATCACAGAACGGAAGTGGATGGTGAGTCCTGACTTCGTTCATGGTTTCCGCAAGTCGCTTGAGCAGAATCTGAACACTCATGCAGCGTTCAGCAAGCCAGAGAAGACTTGTGGCTTTGTCACCGCAGAAGACCGAGAAGGCAACCTCTATTATCCGGAAGAATATCAGATTTCCGAGGATGGCAAGCAGAGCAAAGGCAATTGGGCTTTGACGCTTTCGGATGACGACGAATGTGCACAGAACTTCCCCTTCGTCTCAGTACTTGTGATTGACGGACCAATCACGCGCAACGGCGGTGCTTGTTCGTATGGCTCTATCGACCATCGCGACATGATGATGCGTGCCGCAGACAATCCGCTTTGTCGCGGCCACGTGTTCATCATCAACACGCCAGGCGGTTCGGCATGGGCCAAAAACGATTATGCGCTTGCCATTGAATATGCCCACTCGAAAGGTCAGAAGGTGCTTGCCTTGACTGACGGCCTTTGCGCTTCGGCCGGTATGTATCTCGCTTCGCTTTGCGATGAGGTCTACTATATGAATCCGAAAGACCAAATGGGTTGCATCGGTGTGATGGCTGCTTTCTACACCTTGGCCGATGGCTCAAAGAATCAGTTCACCGACGAGACTTACCACGAGGCTTACGACCCAGAGTCATTTGACAAGAACAAGGCCTATCGCGACCTTGCTAACAATAACGATAATGAGGAGTTGGTCAAGGAATTGGCTGAATTGGGCGTAGAGTTCCGAACTGATATAAAGAAGGCTTTCCCAAATGCCAAAGACGAACACTTGCACGGTAAGGTATTTAATGCCGAAGACGTGAGGGGCATTTTCGCCGATGGTCAGTCTACATTCATGGGAGTGGTGCAACGTGCGTTTGCCCTTTACGATGGCAGAGCAGAACTTATCAAGCGCGAGGCATCGGAACCAGAAGCGGAACCACAGAATGAACCAGAGAGCGAACCACAGAGCGACCCTCAGAACGAACCACAGAACAAACAGACAGCAACCAATCAAAATTTCAATATGGAGAATTATCCACTTATCAATGCCGCTTGCGGATTGAAGGCTGGAGAGATTGCCGTGACGGAAGAGGGCGCGTATATGAACGCCTCGCTTCTTGACAAACTCGAAGCCAACATGAAGGAAGCCGAGCAAAAGGTGGCCGATGCTGAGCAGAAAGCCACCACAGCGGAGACGGCTCTCGCAGATATGCAGGGCAAGGTTGATGAACTCTCCGCACAAGTAACCGCAGCCAACGAAGCGAAGACCGTCGCGGAGAACGCACTGGCCGAAGCAAAGAAGGCTCATAGTAAAGAATTTGAAGAACTTAACGCCCAACACACAGAGGCCATTGCCAAGAAGGACGACGAGATGAATGCTCTCACCGAGGAAAAGGCGCAGGCTGAAGCCGACTTGAAGGGTGCTAAAGACGCGCTTGCCACGGCAGAGCAGAAGATTGCCGACATGCAGGCTCAGATTGACGATCTGACCAACGAGGCAGGCGAAGAGACCAACGCTGGGGCAGCTCCGGCCAACAATGGCGAGGGCGTGAAGATGAAAAAGGCTCAGACTGGCTATCCCACATGGAATGATGTCGACCCCGTAGGTTCAAAGAAGGCTATTGAGGAATACAAACGTAAGAACGGCATCCTCTAACAACACAAGACAATTACAAAACGCAACCAACACAAAAATTAAACAAGACTATGGCAACACCAAAAGACTTTATTGGTATCAGCGCACTGCAGGAAGTGGCTAACCAGGTATTTGCAAGTGTAGTACAGGGTCCTGCTTTCGCTAATCCCGAAGAGATGAATCGTCTCGGAATCAAGACCATTAGCGGCATCCAGTACCAGCGCACCATGAACGTGTTCATCCGCAAGGGTGGTACTACTCGTCGTAAGGACACGAACCCGACCATGAAGGGTGAAATCGGATTCATCAAAGAACGTGTTTTGACCGCCAAGCTCGCCTGGTTCCGAGGGGTGGATAATATAGACCGATATTGTGAGACAGTATTCGGCGTAGACGCACATGGTGCTTATCCTCTTTCGACCGTGGCAGTGGAAGCCGTCATCAAGACTCATGCCGACGACCTTTATAACAACCTCTGGTGGGGCAACATTGACAACGATGTCGAGGGCGCATCAGACGAGAAGAAGGCGATGGGCCTTTACGACGGTTTTATCACTTGCATTAATCACGACATTGAGGACGGTATCATCAGCGAGACAAACCATAACCTCATTCACTGCGAGGCTATCACCGCTCCTGCTAACGCTACCGATTCTTCGGCTTACAAAAACTTCCGTGATGCTTACATGAGCCTTGACCCGCGTCTGCGTCGTCAGAAGCTTTATGCCTACATGACGCCCGAGACAGCCATCAATATTGCTGACGGTTACGCGCTCCAGTCATACGGCACACACAAGCTCAACGTTGTAGACGGTGGTAACTATGTCATTCCCGAACTGCCTAAGGTCACCATCGCGCCTGTTGAAGGCATGGGTGTAGGCGACCGCATCATCTTCTCAGTAGAGGGCAACCTTATTTACGCTGTTGACACCGAGAGCAATCAGACTCGAGTTGACGTGGCCCTTGGCTCTGACAACGACTTGAGAGACGTTGTGTTCCAGTGTCAATCAATACAGGGAGCAATGGTGATGTCGACGCTGGCACATTCGTTTGCAATCACAGACGGAAGCCTCGAAAGCACAGACTTCCAGTCGGGCGACTACACCAACTCTAACCTCGTTGTTACCATTGCCCATTCTGATTCAGACACAGGCAATATTGACGCAAAGGTTAAGGTAAATGGCGTAGAGTATAAGACTCCGATCGCGACTACTCCCAACCAGATTGTCACGCTCTTAGCCGAGGACAGCGCAACTTACAAGTTCGTTTCCTGGAGCAACGGTTCTACCAATAAGTCCCTTCAGCTCACTGCCACCGGCATGAATATGGGCTTGACGGCCTTCTTCAAGAAGAACGGTTAACAACGATGCTGTTTTTCCATCTATAAATCCTCGGCGGCGGTCGCTTGACCTGACGGAAGATAGTGGCCGTCGCCATTTTTATTTAACAACACACAAAAACACATAAACTATGGCAGTAACAGCAACATGTCCGGAATTGAAGGACCTTCTCGCGGCTAATGATTGTCTGGAGAACTTTGGCGGCCTTGGCGTGAACGTTTATGTCTTTGTCAAGAGCGACCTCAAAGCGCCGTTGGCACCGACAAAGGATAACGACTACGCTGCTTTGTCCACTGAATCGTTTAACACTGGTAAGGGTCTTTATAAATTCGAGTGCAAGGAAAACAGCCAGGGTTTCACCTATGAAAGCCTTGGCCCAAAGAAAGGTTTCAAGCAGCAGGTTGACTTCGTGATTGAAGCCGTTAACGCTGAAACAGCAAAGGTGGGTCGCGCTCTGAACAACCTCGATTGCGGTTTCATTCTTCAGGATGGCGACAATAACATAATCGTTTACGATTCTAAGCACAAGTTTGAATTTGCCTCTGGTGGCATCAAGGGTGACACAGGTAAGAAGGCAGACGACGACCGTAGCGTGACTTTGTCGGGAACTTTGCAACCAACAGCTTATGGTTACTATAACATTCCGACGCCCGAAACTGGCTGGGATTCGCTCTTGGCCACAAAAAAAGAGTAAGCGATATTGAAACTCAGAGCGCAGACAATATCGCTAAGGCTGTTTCCGATGATGAAGAAGGACTGACCAACCTCTTCGGAACTGAGTAACATTCCTATCGACGTGCTATTACCAAATCATTAGCCCTGGTGTCGTGCCCCATGAAGGCAGATGCCAGGGCTTTTTGTATTTCCTTGTTTTGAATGTATTTAGCGGGGTCGCCCCATCTGGTATGTCCGGATGGGGTGGTGCCGTTATTTTAATTTTGTGTTATACAAAAACTTTTTAATCAGATTCATTATTAATCATTATGGCAAAACTCGAACCATTGGCAAAGTTCATCCTTTCTTATGAAGGAGGCTACGTCAACGACCCGCACGACCTGGGCGGTGCCACCAATCGCGGTGTGACCATCGCCACCTGGAAGGCGCAGGGCTATGACAAGAACGGTGACGGGAGAATCGACGTGGAAGATTTGAAACTGATTTCCGTTGAAGACGCCGTTGGCATCATGCGTAAGAACTATTGGAACCGCTGGAAGGCTGACGGCATAGAAGACCAGAGTTTGGCCAACGCGCTTGTTGATTGGACGTGGGCCAGTGGTGCCAACGGCATCATCATCCCTCAGAAGTTGCTTGGCGTGACGGCAGATGGCATCGTTGGGCCGAAAACGCTCGATGCGCTCAACAACGTTTATGCTCCTGTTTTCTTTGAGCAATTGCGCAAGCGCCGTCTCCGCTTCATCGATGGCATCATCCGCAACCGTCCGGCACAAAAGCGTTTCATGGCAGGCTGGTATCGCCGTGTCAATGCCATCAACTATGGCTATTTGGTTGACAACAATGGAAGGAGAATCACATGGTAATACACAACGTTCGCAACATCAACCTCAGTTTGCCCCGTTCATGGAACGAATGCACAACGGAGCAGATGGAACTCATCTCTCGCATCATCCTTGAACAGATTGACCGCGCCGATCGCTATCATCCTTTTGATATGCGCAACGTGAAGATAGCCTGTTTCTTCCTTTTTTCTGGGATGGAAATTGTTGAAGGGCCAGATGTTTCTCGGCCGATAGAGGAGCAATGCTACGTATGTCGTTTTTCCTCCAAGCCTCTCGGCAAGCGCGGCCGCAGTTGGTTTCGTCGGCGCGGACAACGCCGCAAGAATGACAACAACGCCCCCTTCCCCGTCTATCTCTGGCAAATCAACTATTGGCTTTCGCCCAAGGCGAAGACCGACGACCGCCAGTCGGTTGAATACGAGGCCGCAGGTGCCGGTCTACTCGACTGGCTCGATGGCGACAGCAGTTTCGTACTCACCCGTTTTCCCTACCCCACCCTTCGCCGCCGAAGCAAAGGACATTGGTTGCGCCGCCGCACGGAGTTCGTGGGCGTTCCGACAGACATGGATGGATTCTCTTGGCAACAATATCGATTTGCCGCCGACCTCATGGGGCAATACACCACGCTTTCCAACAATCTCATTCGCATGAAGCAGATTGGAAAGTTCACGGAGGAGCAGCTCTCTCAGCAGGCTCACAACGTGAACGTGGCTCGCGCCATGTTTCTCGCCACCATCTTCAATCGCCGCATCTCGTTCCTCGACGCGAATACCCACTTGCCCGTTGAAGATTTCCATTTCGATGTGCGGCAAACAACGGCCAACGCCTCCTTTTTTCTCAATTTCCCCGACCATCAGTGGCAACCCATCCTCTTCTGGTGGACAGGCATGATGCAGGTGCTTTCTCGCCGTTTCCCCCACGTCTTCAAGGTGCAGAAAATTTCGCGCAAGGAACGTCCCAACACCCCGTTGGAAATCTACACGGCCACCATCGCCACCATGCAGAAGTACACGGGTTTGGATGAAGACAAAATCAATAATCAATCGTATTCTCTCGTTCTTGAACACCTCGAACGCCTTTCCAAGGAGAACGAGGATTTGGAGCAGATGAGAAGAAGATAGGATTAACAGTGTAATAGCATAAAAAAGGATTTATAGAAAACATGAGAACAATCAAATTTAGAGCAAGACGCCTTGACAATAATGAATGGGTTTGCGGTTATTTTTATCAAGAAAATGGTAATACATACATTATTGAGAATCGTCAAAATGTAAGTATGTTGAACCGAAATATTCCTTATGAGGTTGACTACAAGACCGTCGCCCAGAACACCGGATTCTATGACAAGAATGGCAAGGAGATATATGAAGGTGACGTGTTGCGGTCAGACCTTTATCCGTTTAGCCGCATCGAAGACAATAAACGCGATAATTATTTCGGTATGATAGGTTGGAATGACGAAACTGCCATGTTCTACCTCATGGATATTAAAAATCCAGAGTCTTCCGTCGTTGGTTTTTCAGACGGCCATCGTTCCACTCTAACGCAAGATTATTTGCAAGAATTTGAGGTCGTCGGTTCTATCCTTGATAAGAAATGGCAGGAAAGGTTGAACCTAAAATCCGAATAGTCTAATGAATTTCAGAATTTTAAATAAGGCTTTGCACAATAATGGCTATCGCTACGTAGGCAAGAAAGAAGGAATCCACGTTTACGGCAAACCAATCGGTTATGGCTACCTATGTGCCTACGTATGCGATGTTGATGCTGGTGCGAATCTTGAAATAAAGCTCATTGTTAAGGAAAAACAACAACAAAAAGACGGCACTCGCCTCAATTGGCCTTGGACTCATAGCTCTGTTGAACTCCTGGTTTCTTCTGGCGAGGATGAGTATCTTCTGTTTGTGCAAGCCATAAAAGATTGTGAAGCAGAAATTTTCGATAAAACACCCATCTCGTGGGAAATGAACCGTTATGTTAGGTATGATTTTGAGGAAAATCCGGCATTAGAACTGGATTTAATCTAACAATATAAAAGGATTTATAGAAATATACAGTATGAAGAACGTAAAGATTTTCGCCAAGACCATTGAGCAGGAGGCGAAGGAACAGATTAAGAGAATGGCAGCGAGCGAGGCTTATCGCGACTGTCAGATACGCATTATGCCCGACTGTCATGCTGGCAAGGGAAGCACGATTGGCACGGTAATTAAGATTGCCGGCAAGGTTGTACCTAATACCGTAGGCGTAGATATAGGCTGTGGCATGTTGGTAGTTCAGCTCGGCAAGAAGGATGTAAACCTTTCGCTTCTCGACCGAATCATCAACGAGTCGGTGCCGAGCGGATTTGACGTTCACGAACAGCCCAGGCTAAAAGAATTGAGTCCGATGATGTTACGTCTTTTGCACGATTTGCACGAAAGAACACAAAGCTGCTTCGACCTCGACTATATCGAACGTTCGCTTGGTTCTCTCGGTGGTGGCAACCATTTCATCGAACTTAACGAGGACGAGCAGGGCTGTAAGTATCTTGTTGTACATTCGGGAAGTCGTAATCTCGGCGTGAAGGTGTGCAACTATTTCCAACACTTAGCCCAGAAGAATGTGTACCACAGAGAGGAGCGCAAACGCATCATCGAAGACTTAAAGAGGTATGGTCTTGAGAGAGAGATTAACAATACGTTGCGTCGCTTAGGTCCTGTGCCTCCCGACCTCGCCTATCTTAAAGGTAAAGACCTTAGAGATTACTATTTAGCTGCGCAAGTCTGCCAGGATTTTGCTTATGAGAACAGATGGCATATAGCAATGACTATCCTTCGTGGGCTTGAATTGTGGCACGAGGATTCCTTCACCACCATGCACAACTATTTCGACATTGGCTCACGTATCATCCGAAAAGGAGCCGTGCGAGCTGAAAAGTACGAGCGGCTCATCATTCCGCTCAATATGCGCGATGGCTCGTTGATATGCCGTGGCAAAGGCAACGAGGATTGGCTTTGCTCGGCTCCTCACGGTACAGGTCGCCTTATGTCGAGAGCCAAGGCAAAGGAAACTCTCACTATGGAGGAATACAGCAAGGAAATGCAGGGCATATACTCTACATCCGTCTGCGAGTCAACCATCGACGAGTCACCAATGGCATATAAGTCGGCCGAAGAAATTGAATCGCTTATAGGCGATACAGTGGAAGTCGTGAAGCGCATAAAACCGATATACAACTTCAAGGCGAAAGGATAGCGCACATGGTTTCACTAAAACCCCGCTCAAGCCAACCTGCGCCCAGAAGTGGCCCGTCCCTATGCGACCGCATGGGGGAACTGGCGCGATGGAGTATTATCTTGAAGGCGAACTAAAAGCGCGTTTTTGCCGGCTTTACCCCAAGAACTCTAATTTTCGTTTGATGCAATGGTTTGGCCTCTCTGCTTCCACGGTTCAGCGCTTCAAACGTGAGTTTGGCTTGCAGAAAGACATGAAGGCCATCCGCAAGCAACTTGCCAGCGATGTCAAAAAGATCTGTGAGGCCAACGGCTATTACGCCTCTCTCCGTGGCCACGCCATGCCCGATGCTTGCCGTGCTGCAGCCAAGGAGTTGTGGACCGAAGGGTTCCATCCGATGAAGCAGCTGCGGGCCAACAATCCGCGAAAATATAAGCGCGTGTTGAAAAAGCGGTCGGAGCGTCGCAAGGCGCTTTTCAGCAAGGAGCGCTTGCGCATGGCCTACGGCTTGGAGCGCAAAACGCGCCTACTCATTCCGCTCAACAACCTTACGCACAATGCTTCATCGCACAAGCATTTGATGATTAAGCAATGTAACTATTTCGCCGACCCCTTGGGCGACTCCCACATCGTTTGCTATGATAGCGAAACGCGCCGTTCCGCACGCCGTGAGGCAACGGCCTATAGACACGGGCTGAAGGTGGTGGCGGCGGATGAATAAGGATGCCGTGACGACTTTGCCACCTGGCGCGTTTCCCGACCCCAACGATGGGCTTGGAAATACCACGCCTTACGTTATTTATGAATTTGAGTAAAACAGATTAACAATGAAAACAGAAGAAATTAAACCTGGAGATATTCTTTACGACAGAGAGCAAAACCTGTTGGTAAAGGTAGGGCGAGTTGATGAAAATGGAAAAGTCAAGTACTCGGCATACACCAATATGAAAAATATTTTCCATACTTCATTTTTCCCTTATAGCGTAGGCCGTCGCACAGCCGATTCTTTCGAGCCAGCCACTGAAGACCAATGCAAGTATATGGAAAGGGAACTGGCGGCGTGTGCGTATGCTGCCCACCTTCCAAATGACCAACCTCTTGAACACGCCCTCCTTCGTCAGTACACTAATTTGGTGAAAGAAAACGTGGAACTGGAGCAGCGAGCGCATCAGCTCATGGACGACTACAATAAATTGATGCGTCAGTTCCGCGGAATGAAAAAGGGCTACACAAAAAGCGCTGCCCAGCAAAAAACTGAATCGCTTTGTAATGATTTGAGCGCCGAAAATGAGCATCTGAAGACGTACGTCAGTGCTGTCAACGATTTCATGGTGAGAAACAAACTCTACGTGAGCAAAAAGTCGTTGTGCCTCCATAAGCGAGAACGCACGCCCGTTGGTTCCGTGTTCTGTCTGGAATGCCCCGCGTGCCTGAAGGCTATTGATGGGCACGGCGTGGTTTGCTTGCATAGTCTGAAGGACATGAAGGTGAGCATCGATGACGAATAAGACCAAGCGTCCCATTGTGGTCGGCATGATGCAAACGCCGCCATACGACCGCATGTTTGTGAATAGCCGCCGAGTGTATTCAGCAAAAGGAATATCGCCTGCGCTGCATACGCAAGGGGGTGGGCATAGAGGGATTAAGGTGTTGGTGGAGCTTTGAGTATGTCCGAACAAAATCACTCCCAATATCTACCTTTGCACACAGTTGATTCCACCGCCAAAAAACGGAGAACCGACTGATTTCATTAAAAGAGTCGGCTGAATTGGGCAAAACAGTCGATTGTCAGTATTCCGCCCATCAAACCTAATAATCATGGCGATTAAAGCTAAAGTGATAGTAAGAAGCAATTCTATCACAAAAGAAAAGCTCGCAAGTGCAACTATTGTCGACTTGCAGCAAATGTCGTTCACCGAATTTTGCGACTACATGGCGCAGGATTCCACCGTTGGCGTTGCGGACGTAATGGTCGTCATGTCGCAGTTGGAAAAGAAGTTGCCGTTGTTGCTTGCGTTGGGCACCAAGATACAGGTGTCGGCCGAAGGCATGACGGTGCGCCCAACCGTTAGCGGTTCGCTCACCCAGACGCAGCTCAAAGCAAAGCTCGAAGCACGCAAAGCTGCAGGAGAGGCCGTCGACGTGAACCGCGAAATCACGGCTGCCGATCTCACCACAAAAGACCTCACCGCAGGCGTGGCCATCGACTTCTCCAAGAAGTTCAACGCGACCTTCGCGCAACACGGCTCGTTTAAGCGCGTTGGCGACGCATCCCCCACCGACACTCCCTCCGCCCCTGGCACAGACAAGAACCCTGGCGGTTCAGACTCGGGCGACATTGACGGATAAAATGGCCATCTCGATTGCATAATTTGCCACTGAAGGAAGTAATTAAGTGGCTTGGTACAACAATTGCCATCTTATCCCGAAGGCCAAGGGAACGTAGCCCGGCACGACCTTACCGCTGCCGCCGTACAACGTACTTAACGGACACTGGTGCAGACGTGAGTCTGGGAAGGAAAACCGCATAAACCACTGCACGTTTTTTTTCTACACTAAAAACCGACAAATGATTCAATATCAACATTGGGCCGATTCCATCCACATTCTCATCACCGATGAGCAACATCACGGCAGCGTTCAAGCCTTCATCCCCGTTTACACCAAAGACAAACCTGTCGACGGCAAAGCCGACGCCCTGATTTACTCCCTATGGGTGGACGAAGACTATCGCGGCCGCGAGGTGGGCAAAGTTTTGTTGGAAGCGGCTGAGAGGGAATTGATAAACTTCGGCGTTGAAAGCGTTGCCATCTCGTTCGACGGCCGCGACTCTCCTCAGTGGGTGCTTCAATGGTATCAGAGATTGGGCTATGAGGAAGTGGCGGTTGGCCATCAGTGTAGCACGCTAATCAAGCATTTGTAATAGCGAATGTGTTTGGAATAAAAAATAAAATAAAATCATGGAACAACCAAAAACCAATATCGTACAACTCCTAAAAGAAAACGACATTGCGCTTGGCACGGTGCTTTTCTCTCCGATTTGCGGAAATGTGACGTTGAAGCACGTCAAGGACAACGAAATCGCTTGTAACTTTACAGCGCCAAACGGTAACAATAGCGTCATCTATTTTAATGCCTACGGGCAAGTGAAATTCTACAAGAACGGGTTGGACGGCGAATGCCTACTTTTCCCAAGCAAGAGAATCAGAGATTGGAGCGTGATTTCATGGCGGCCAGGGGATGTGTTGGTGCCGAGAAATGCCAACGATGAAATGATTCTCTTCGGCGGATTTAGCAATTCTTCTCGCGAGGTCTTCTGCGCCCCGTTCGTCCTCTGCTATCCTTATGCAAAGGTAGGCGAAGGCCGCCATTTTTGTTTCGACCATACGGTACTCCCCACGTATCTCTACCGCCGTTGCCGCTGCGAAGAAACGCGCGACAAATTCCTGCAGGAAATCTCAACGCGCTTTGGCGTGGAAGTTAAGCGCGGAAGCGAGAAGAATTTCCTTACGTCGAAATTAGTGAAAGGCGATTATGTGCTCATTCGCCGTTACAACGAGCAGAGGGAAATGGTTGACAGAAGGATTGCCGTGTTGGATCGATATGATGTCGTTCGCCACGTCGCCCATTGCATTGTGGCGTATGATTCAGACAAACTTGAACTGAAAACGCCAGAGGACGTGGAGCTCTTCTCCACCGAAAAAGACCCTTTCGGTTACTACTGCATTCAGCCTGCCACGCTCTCCCAAATCCTCGAACTCAATTCCGCACTCGCCAGCAAAGGTCTCCGTTACGACCGCGAAACGATGAGCGTTAAAAGCCTCCTTGAGCGCAACCTCGTAAACAAGCCTTTCGTGTTTAAGCCCTTCGACAAGGTACTTGTGCGCAACAAAGATAGCGAACCTTGGCGCCCTGCTTTCTTTGCCTGCGAACGCGACGGCACGAAGGGCATTAACCGAATTTTTGGCGTTATCAACGCGCATCGCCCCTTGTTCTTCATGCAGTGTGTGCCTTATAATAAGGAAACAGAACATTTGTTGGAAACGAACGATGTGGTGTTGTTCCATTTAGAGACCGTTTAACCACAAATTCTTTTCTTGTTGTTGTTGTTTCACTCGACAGACCGGACGTCCCCCTTCTCCCCCGTTTACAATTCGGGGTAAATGAGGAGATGGCGTTCGGTCTGTCTCTTTTATTTATGTCCGCCCCAAAAAAATCCCCTGCCGTATCTTTGCCGTTGACATTCAAAGGGGAAGGAACGCATAGCCCCTTTGACAACTGCAACACAGACATTAAACGCGATGAATACCGTATCTAACATCAACGAACTCCAGCAGCGCAGCGAAGAGCTCAAGGCGCAAGGATATGAGGCCGTGCGCCCCGCTGCTTTCTCTCGGCCAAACGCCGATGGCAGTCAAACGTTCTCTTGGGCTGAATATGCCCATTCCATGCTCTCCACATCCGCTGGCACCGGCAACGCACGCCGCGAAATCGCCGCCGTCTTCGCCTCAAGCGGTGGGGAGAACACGGCAAAGCCCGAGCATGTTGGCACACCAGGCCTCGGGTTCATGGAATGGGGCCTGGGCAACCGCTTGCCCAACATCATTTACCTTCTCTCCAAGATGTCGCCCTTCACGGCCGCCGGCGTTGAGTTTGTCAAGAAGATTCTCGTTGGCCGCGGCCCATCGCCTAAATACCATTACACGCAATACGTTGGCGGCAACATCACGGAGAAGTTCATCCCCTTCTCCTCTGCCGGGACGTTGTTAAGAGGGCAGATTGCCGACCTCAAGGCGAAGGAACGTGAAGCAAAACAAAAGTCGGAAGCCAGCGGTTCGGCCGCAGAAAATCCCGTCTCAGAACGTCTTGGCAACAATCAAACTCACGAAGAGAGCGAAGAGATGAAGGCGCTCAAAGCCGACCTCGCTGAATGGGAACGCACGAACCAGGAACTGCAAACGTTCATCGACAACAACGATCTGCATCAAACCTATCTCGACATGGCAGGCGACATGGCGCTCATGTCGCAATGCTTCTGCGAAATTCAACTTAATCAGCGCCAACTGGATGCAGAAGGCCATTCCGTACCAACGTCGCAATGGGACCCGAAGGTCATCGGACTGAAACACCGCAGCATCTTCACCACCCGCCTGGAACGCATGGACGACCAATACCGCATCAACTATGCCTACACCTCCAACCAATGGCTCGACTCATCGCAACTTCAGACAACGCTCAAACCGGAGGATTTGCGCATCGCCGCCGTGCCCTATCTCGCTGCCGACACGGCCGTGAAAGACCTCGACCGCCGTGTGCGTGAAGCCCGGCAGCAGCGTGTGAGCCGCAAGAACCGCCCAACGCGCTTCATCATGTCGCCACGCGACTTCGGCGGCCCCTACTATGCCGATGCCCTCTGGCACTCCATCTTTGCTGGCAGCATCTTTGAATATGCCTTCACCATCGTTGACGACCGCTTGACCCGCAAGCGAAACTCCAATATCATCGGCCGCGTCATCTACATTCATCAAGAATATCTCCAACAGCTCTACACGCAGCAGGGCGAGAACAAAAACAAGACGATGGCGCAGATTCATCAAGAGGTGTTCTCCGACATCAATACGTGGCTCTCCAACCCCGACAATGCAGGCCAGGCGCTCATCTCTGCCGTGTTCACTGGATTAGACGGCAAAGAGCATAAGGCGTGGGAAATCGTGGAAATTGAAAGCAAGGCCAATTCGCAGGCGCAAGCCGAAAAGACCGAACTTCAGGAGATTTCTTCCATCATCTTCTTTGCTATGGGCTTGGACTCTAAGCTCATCGGAAACACCCCTGGCGACGCTTCTTCATCGGGCGGCACCGACCTCCGCGAGCGGTTCCTTGTGAAGCAGATTCAGTTTGCCCCGTTGCAGCAACTCATGCTCCGCCCCCTGGAGGTGATAACGAGGGCCAACAAATGGGATTCGCACCTCGTTTGGCAAATCGACCGCGAAGTGCTCACAACGTTAGATAACTCGAAGACGGGGGTGACGAAGCAGGAATAAACCATAAAAACAAGAGGACATGAAATACGGACTACCTTATAAGGGCAGCAAAAACAAATTGGCAGAGCGCATCGTGCGCCTCCTGCCAAAACGTACCCATCTCGTGGATTTGTTCTGTGGCGGATGCGCCGTGAGCCATGCGGCGTTGCTCATGGGAAAATATGAGCACATACACATCAACGACATCAACTGGATGTGCCCCACGCTCTTCATCGACGCGCTCAACGGGAAATACAACAACGAAAACCGATGGATTAGCCGTGAGGACTTCTTCCGCCTGAAAGACACCGACCCCTACGTCGCCTTTGTCTGGTCGTTTGGCAACAATCTGCGTGACTATCTCTATTCGCGAGAGATTGAACCTTTGAAGAAAGCCATTCATTATGCCATCTTCTTTAGCGACTATTCATTTGGCAAAGAAATAGGGCACGACCTCTCGTTCATCGCCCCCATACAAAACCTTCAGGAACGCTACCGCGCCGTGAAGCATTACTTCAATAAGTTGGCCACTTCCAGCTACAATCGTTTGAGGGGGGGGAATCAGCGGATGCAGTCTGTCGAAGCCTTGGGACGACTCAACACCAATTTGCAGAATTGGGGGGGCGAAAAGACTGGCAGAGATTGGATACAATGGAACGTCAAACGCCCCTCAGAATTGCAACACTTGGAAGGTATCAACCGAGTGCTGCGATTCAAAAAAAAAAACTACAAGCGCCCCAGCGAACTGGAACACAACGAACGACGAAACATCGTCGTATCGATTGCAACACCGCGAAGACAGCGCTATCTGCCACAGATTTCGGGGGGGGTATTTGCCCATAACGTCCTCTGTGCTTGACTACGAAAAGGTCAGCATCCCAGAAGACAGCGTGATATATTGCGACATCCCTTACGAGGGCACAAACGAATATAACAAGGCAGAAGTCTTCAATTATGAGCGTTTCTATCAATGGTGTGAGCGCCAGACGCAACCCGTATTCATATCCTCTTATCAATTGCCGTCCGACCGTTTCGATTGCATCAAAGCGTTTGCTCATCGCTCCACCCTGTCTGACAAGGCCAACAACCTCGTGACCGAACGCATCTTTGTACCAAAACATCAAATGGAACGTGGATGCCAAACTTTGCAGCTCTCGCTGTTTTGACCATCTAAAATTACATCTTATGCCAAAAGACAAAGCAAAAATCATCTATTTCGGCACAAACCGAAGTTCAGGCCATACGGCCATCGGCATTGATGCCGACTTGTCGCATGAAGAGTACAACCGATTCTGTGAATGCGACAACGATTATTGGATTGACAAACTCTATCGGGAGCCAGACAAGCACACGCGATACGTTCGACATTACGGCTTGATTTACACCGTCTACTCCATTCCAATGTCGGTTGACGATCATCGTTTGAACTCCCACACCGATTTGTTTTGGGAAGGACGCCACACCGAAGAAGAAATGGAATCCTTCATCAAAGGCCATGAGTTTCTTAGAAGGCAGTTTGGCTTCACCGAATAATCACCATCCAACACACAAACATCATGATTATCTCAACTCTAAAAGAATTTCGTCTTTACGTCCCCAGCTGCGCCTTCGATGATTTCACCTCGTTTCAAGCGCAGATCGATAGTAGCGAACAAGACGTTTTAAAGGATAAACTCGGCGATGCGCTATATGCCCGCCTCTGTGAATATTATAAAACGCTCTCGCCGGATGAACTCTACGACGATTTCACGAGCGGCGAATATGCGAAAGACCCGTGGAAGATGCTCTTGCTTTGTTCGCAACGCATCGTGGCCGCCGATGCCGAAGCACGCAACATCCCCAAACAGCAATTGTCGGTCAACGGCATGGGCGTGAACGTCGCTTCAAGCAACGACTATGATGCCGCTTCCGACAAGCAGGTTGACAAGGCGGCACAGAGCTACAAGGCCGACGCCATGCGCGACACCAACATCTTGCTCCGCATGTTGGAGGGATGGGCCAAAATGGAAACCACGAATGAGAGCACGTTGGAAATCGTGGAACTCTGGAAAAAGTCGAAATACTATTACTTCTGTGGCGGACTGATTTTCCCCTCTCACGACGTTCTTTCGCAATATCTCCACCACTTCGACAACCGCTATAAGTTTATCAACCTCATTCCCGACATCCGCTTCATCCAAGAGGAATATCTGGCAGAATTTGTTGGCCCAGACCTCTTGGAAGAGACCTTGAAGAACGACACAAGGGAAAACATCCTACTCGATAAATTGCGCAAACTGGCCGCCGCCTTCCTCACGGAGCGCACCGCCGTGCTGGCCTTTGACAAACAGCAACGACAAACGGCACACAACGACTCAGTGCTCTTGCGCGAGAGCATCACGCGCCTCCTGCGACGGCGTGAAGAAGAGAGCAAACGCGAAGATGCCGCCACGCCACCGCCGGCTGCCGACAATGCCGCCACCGCCGCCAATAATTCAAAAGGCTATGAGAACAACCAGCCTGGCTCGAAGATTTTTGTCTCGCCGCTGTTGTATTAACCTAAAAGGACATAGAAATGGAAATCGAAAACATCATTCAGACTTTGACACCCGCCATCGCCTCACGCATGCTCACCACAGAGCAGCACGAGGCGTTTGAGCAGGGATTGACTGCACTGGAACAAACACCGAGTGCGGTCTCCTTCGTTCGCGAAAGCCGACGTTTCCGCGACTATCATCGCCGTGTGCGTCAACTCCTCACCTATCTGCAAACCCTGCAAACCACCGTCGCAACGCCCGCCAAGCGTCACGTTGGCCGACCAACGCGCGAAGAGCAGGCGGCCTATGCGCAGGCCAAGAAGGAGAAGGCGCTGGAGGAAGCACGGCGCAGTCTCTTCCCAGATTTGAAGCCAAACGTCGCTATCCAACCGCTCACGCACAATGGCATCGTGGCCAACCCCAACGGCGAGAGCATTGCGGCCACCATGCCCAACCTCATGCAGCTGCGCCCTTTCCTCTCAACCGAGTTGCAAGAGCGCGTCAACACGGTGCGCGAACTCCGCAACGAAATGGCCGCCAAAGCGGAGCAGGCCAAGAATATGGCCGAAGCCAACGAGAAAGCCATCGGCCAAGGGGCATCCGCGCTCTACACAGAAGAGGAGATTGCCGCTCTGGCCACACGCGCCGTGGAAATTGAAAGCCACATCCTGCCTGCCATCTATGCGGCCGTGGATGAAGAGATGGGAGAGGTTTATCTGCGGTTGAGCCGACGCACGGGCGACCCAGAATACATCGCGTATGTCGAGAAAACCTTCAACATCGCGCCGCAAGACCTTCGCACGCAGTTTAAGCCGTTTTATGAGAAGGCGCAAAGCCGCAATCCTTTGTTTGCCGACATGGTGGCCAAGAAGATTGCCGAAGACCGCCCAGAGGTGAAAGCCGCACGCGATGCAGCCGCCAAGCATAAGGAAAAAGCAGATGCACTCATTAAATATATCCTTCGCAAGGATAAACCGGCAACAAAGGTTCGCGTGAATGGTCTGAAGGCTCGCATTGACCGCCTGCGCCAAGAATTTTCCGACGTCATTTCGGACGAAGACTTGGCAGCTTATGAAGCCGTCTTGAGCAAAACGATTGAGGATTTGCGCGTCTAAACTGTTTTCAATCCATTTAAATACGCATGTGGTATGGAAAAAGAACAAGCTTACCAAAAACTGAAAGAGATATGCACCGCCGCTTGCCACGAACGGCAAGCATGCAAAGAGGGTTACAAGGATATGATGGCCGCTGAAAACGTTGGGCAGATGATGGCCGTCTGGCGAAAATATCTGGAAGACGTGGTTGAAAGCAAATATGTCAAAATCATCAACCGCCGTCAGCTAGAAATCTATCCTTCCATCAAAGAGGAGATGAACCAAGCAGGGGTCTATGTCAATGAGTGTCCGGAAAACGCGCAGGAATTTGTGGTGGTCATCGTGACGACGCAAGACGTGGAAAAAGGCAATATTATCAACATCCACGGCCATGCGAAAGCCTATGTCTTGGGCCAGGCATTGGTGCGGGCAAAAGACCATAGCCAAGTGTATTCAAAAGTCAGTCATGCCTTCATCCATCTCCACGATGATGCTTACGGCTACGTCAGCAATGGCTTCACGCAGGTTTATGACAATGCCAGGTTGGTGACTCAGGCGAATGCCTGTTTGTATGACCAAGCGATTTGCGAGGCACACGGTGGACAGATTATGGCCTTTTCGTTTAAGAAGATTGAAGCCTATGGCAAGACCGTTGTCTATGCCGATCGCGACCGCAACGTCACGCTGCATGGCGAGGCGCAATTCATTTCCACCAAAAACATTTAAACCACCATGAGCAACAGCAAACTCTCTATCTTGGCCAACGGTAAACCGATGACGCTGGGTAGCGATTTCTCCGTCAGCGTTGAACTGCGCAACCCGCTCTTCAACGACGACGAGATGTTTTCCTACCCCGTTGACCTGCCGTTTGAAGGCAACCGCCATTTCCTCAAAAATCTTGACGACCCGAGCGCCGCTATTCGCCCCATTGACTTGGAACATACCAATATGCAGATTGTTGCCGACGGCATCACGCTCACTTCTGGAACAGCCGTTGTGCAGGACGGGGAACGCGCGGACGATTCGCTCTCGCTCAACGTGGATGCAGCCACACGCTCTTTCTCCGACCTCATAGGCGATTTGAAGTGCAACGAAGTCCCCATCCCTTCGCGCCATCGCGACCGCCTCTTGATTGGCGAGAAAATTGACGAAGTGAACGTCAAGGTCAAATATTCAACAACGGTTGAAATCAAATTTGCGGGAAAGAAGGGCAACAAGGTCTATGGCTCCGTTGACGACGACAGCGACGAAAGCATCACGTTTTCGCCACAGGCGCTTGGATTCTCTTACCCAGCAGCCTGCAAGGAAGATGGCGCCTGGGGACACAAGGCCGTGGAAAAGGAAACGCGCTATTATCCAAATAGCAAGTCGGTGGTCATTCCAGAGGTGACGGATTCGTATATCAACGTTTCTGAGCCTTACCCAACGAAGCCCTATTGCAACGCCCGCATCTGTTATGCACATTATGACATCGGCGAAGACGGCAACACGTCGAGTAAAATCGTTAAATATGCGCAAGAAAAAGACCCAGACAAGATGTATGAAGACATGGGGAAGTTGTGGGTGTTGGATGCCGATCGCCCGCAGTCTGGCATTTGTTTCTATCTGCTTTTCTTCCTCGACTGTCTCTTTGAACACCTGGGCGTGCAGTTTGACAAGGACGCTCTGACGGAAGTCTATGATTTCAACCGTCTTTGTTTCTTCACGACGAAATGTGCTTACGACGTTGTCCCCTTGTATGCCCAGACTTATTATGATGAAACGGATAAAGAGGTCATCACCGGATTGAAGAAAAAAGGCGATGTGAAGTTGGGCTATTTCACGAAGATAGCCAACAACGAATCGGAAGTCAAAGACCTCTTCAACGACGTGAATGCCTGGTTGGATTCTCGCGGATGTGGCGGCAATCTGAAATTGGAGAACCCAAAGAACAAGAGCGTGCAACAGGTGCGTTTCCGCAGTGTGCAATATAAGATTGTGGAGAAGGAACAGAAAAACTTCATGGGCGGAACGACAAAGAAGACGGAGGTGGTCAAAGTGCTTGGTGATTGGGAGCAGCGCGTTGTTGGAGAAGACGACGTGGTCAGCATCACCTGCCGCAGCACCATCAAGGGAGCCGAAATGAGCGCCAGCATTTTCCGAATGTATGCCAACGGAGAGAACTTCCCCAACGAGACGGTGAGCGACGTGATTGAGTCGTTGGAACAGCAATTTGGGATCAAGTTCAACTACGACTATGAGCAAAAGAAAGTGACGGCCTATCTCATCCGCGATGTCTTTCGCAAGCAGAATCCCCAGCCGCGCCGCTTCCTCGGGAAAGTGCTTTCGTTCACACCGATAACGGAAAAAATCACCGGGGTCAAGGTCGGATATTCCGCAGAGAGCGATGCACGGGAACAACGCGACAACGTGAAGAACAAAGTCAAGGACTATAACACGGACTATGACTATATAGACTATAATAAAGAGAAAACTTCCACGGCTTTCACCTACCGCGAAATCTTGCCGAAAATCAGCAACACGCTTGACACGCTTTTCATTGATAAGCAGACGGGCAATAAATATCGCGTCAAGATTGATTCGCAATACACCGACGTTAGTAATATGGAACCGCGTTTGTTTGAAGTTGGGGCGTTTAAGGGCGTGGAGTTTGGCGATTGCTCAGATGAAAATGAAGAGTATATCCACGAGATGAAATCAAGTTTTGTGCCCGTTCCGATGGTGGATGCCAACTACAGCAAGGCTCGCTCTGCTAATTTCGATAGCATTTGCGTATCGGATAATCCGCAACAACCGACGGAGACGGGAAAGGTGTACGAAGGCATGGAACTTCAAGGCATCAATAGTCAATATGCCGAGAACATCATGGTGGCCTCCATCGAAGACAAGATGGAACATGAATTTATCGTGCAGAACATCAAGACTTCCATTTCTTCGCCCGTGGCAGACTTCTATGTGACGGAAGTGCTTTCGCTTCGTGAGAGCTATTCTCCTTCGTCTACCGACGATGGCAATTCTCCGCTGCAAAGCCATGATTGGGGACTGTCCGTTGCCATCATGAGGGGCGGCGGCGCAGGCGCTACACATGAGGTTTACGATCCAGATTACGATGGCTTCGGCAACAGCAAATGGCGAACAACTGCAGGGAAGTATGCCTTGACAACGGATTCCATCGATTGTTATGGCAATGTGTATTGCGTTGCTAATGCCGATAGTTTCTCGCTCAAACCGCGTGCCTGGGTGCAGCCTGAATGGGCCGACGCGCCGTTAATCATCTCCGACCCCTTTGTCAAAAATAGAGGATGGGTAGATACCTTCTTGATTGACTATGTTTATTTCTTGCTTAATCGGAAGACGTTCTACGTGAAGGTGCTGGCATCTGTGGCACAAGTGGCCGACATCAAAAACCATTGGAAGGAATGGTGGAACATCGATGGCCGAAAATGTCTTATCAACAAGGTCAATACTTCCATCTCCGTGCAGGAAGGCATCGGTGAGGTTGAATTGGAGGTGTATGCGTTATAATCAATAGAATCTATGGCAAATAAAATTTCTCTGACTTCTGGCTCCGTGCTCAACGGTAGCCCCATCACATTTGAAATCTCACCAACTGTTGTGGCCGGACTGCCCTCTTTTCATCGCGTGGTCATCGACATGGAGGTGGGCATGAGCGGCGTTGACCCAGAAACGTTTCGCATGTATGAGCCTGTCTTGGCTGAAGGCAAGGCGGTGGAGTTCAACACGCAATCGGTGTTCAAAGCGTTGCGTGATGCCCACGAATATACTCCGGAAGACACGGAGTTTCCCGTGGCGAAATTCCGCTTGAAAGTGTATGACAAATATATGACGGAAGGCGTTGTGCATACGACCTCTCCTATCTATTACCCTTCTGCTGATGCTTATGCTTCAACCATTTTTGGCGAATTAAGCGACATGGAGCGTTGGCTATCTACTGGAATAAAGGCCGTTCAGCGCTTGTCGTGCAAACCGACCATCGGGCAGCAATTGGCCACCGTTGGCGAGCAGTTGGTTTACGCCAAGCCCTATGACACACCGCAGTTGCTGACCGAGAGCGACACGCTCACCAATCCCGTGTCTGTTGTGGTCGACATCGTCAACGAAGGCTTGCAAACGATTGGTGGCATTGAAGTGTATGCTATGCCTGCTGAAGATGCCAGGAACCGCGTGGTATTTCGTTTCATCAACTCCTTTGGCGTAATGGAAAGCGTGAGCATCCCGTGTCCCTACAAGCAGACCATGCCAACAGCCACAAATTCGTTTGTGGTCACACGCCGCGAGACATTCAACCGTTTTTCGCGTTCTGTCGTTCGCAAAGAGAAAAGTCCGGAAAAATGGACGTTCATGACCGACCCGCTTAATGAAGAATGGATGCGCTGGTATTTGCATGAGTTCCTAATGGCGGAGCACGTATGGATGTTTAGTGGCGGTGTGTGGTTGCCTTGTAATTTAACCTCCGGAGAGGAAGACGAAGTGGTCATCGTTGACCGAACAACGGATGATGTGTACACGCTCACATTTAAAGCTGAATTGGGCATCAATGGCAATCCGTTCCCCGTTGTCTGAAAACTTTTTTCATCATATTCTAAAAGGTCTGAAACGCTTCATTGTGGCGTTTCAGACTTTTTTGTTTGTCCGTATGCGGTTGCATTTATCACGTAACTTTGGTATTAAACAAACACGAACAAATGATTAACAAGAAAACTTTCATTTTCAACAAACTGGAGGAAGTTTATCAGTATAAGGTTGGGGCCGACCCGCGTAACACGACTTATCGCAAGGGCTCGTTTGCATCGGATGCGCCTATCAGTGAAGGCGAACCAGACATACCTTATTACTCTGAAATCCTCATTCGCGAGACCAACCAAATTTGGCGTTGCAACCAATTCTGGCTTAATGATGTTGATCGCAGTCCCGACAACGATTTAACAACGGAACGGGCGGAACGCATGGCGGCTGACGCGGCTTTAGCCTCAGACGTTAAGCGTTTGGAAGATAAAGCAACAACTTGCGAGGCTTATCAAAAGCAGGAGACGAAGGAACGTCAGGAGGCCGATGCGGAATTACGGGAGATTTGGCAAAACCAACAGGCGGCCATTGCGTCGCTCGGTCTGCGCGTTGATGGTTTGGCGGGCAAACTCATCACAATGGAGGAATACAGAGCCATTTCGCCAAAGCTCTTTCAAACGTATTTCGTGGCCAGAGATGAAACCGACAAAGCAAAGATGAAATGCTGGCGCATTTATCTCCGCACACAACTGATTGGCGAGTTTGAAAGTAGTGGCAAACTCACGTTACCCGTTTTCCCCATGCGTTTCCCCTTCCGTTTTGCATAGGAAGCACATGATAATTTTCAGAAAAATAAGCATCAAAAAATATCACAATGGCACAGGATTTTACCAATATCAACGACTTACTTCGTAAGACTAATAACGAGGAAGCACGAGAAGAAATTGACTCGGCAGGCTTGCCGACGAATGAATATTTGACGGCAGAGGATTTCGTGCAGAAAATCGTTACGCCGATACAAGAATTGCAACAAGACGCGAAGAAAAGCGTAAAGGCTGTTCAGTTTAATAATATCACTTATGAGCCAGACGCCAATGGTTTAGTGTCGTTTAATCAGATGGTGGAAAGCGATAGCTATGCCATCCGTTTGGCTTCTGACCTCAAAGGCGACCGCAATGTGAAGGTGGGCGATGCCTTGACCGTCAACGTACGCTACATGGCACTGAAGATTACGCAGCTTGGCGACCGCGTGAACTATCGCGATGTGCCAGGAACGTTGCGCGTTGACATAAAAAAAGAGGGGTCTGATACGTGGCAAAACCATTATGTTCAGACCAATATCGTTTCGCAAGAGGAAAACTATGACGCAGAAAGCGCTGCATCCTATCCAGTGAGTGTGGATGTCGGAAAATATCTCACAGAGGGTCGTCAGAATGTGCGCATCAGAGTGACTTCTTATTATGAGGATGAAAACGGCGTGCAGCGTGAGTTTTTTGGCGACCTTATCTACTCCATCAACGCTGTCAACCTAACGGTCAAAAACCTAACGGACTGGTCGAAACGCATCCTTGCTTCAGACGGAGGATTCCCGTTTTCGTTCTCCGTGATGGGGGCCGTTGACAAGAAATTGCACGTCACGATGACGGGTGCAACTGGCACATGGACGATGGAGCCCAAGACATTTCTGGCCGATGAGCAGCGTCCCGAAGCTAATCCTTACTCATGGACGCAGCAGGAAATTACGGCTTATGGATTATTGTCGCATGGCGTGCATACCGTTACGGCATGGGTGACGTGTGACGATGGTATGGGCGGCGAATTGTCGTCAGAGGTGCAGGTCAACCGCTTTATGGTGGTGAACGAGGCAACGGCAAACCCGTCGCAACTGGCGCAACCTTATCTTATGTTGCAGGGCGTGCAGAGCGTGGTGGAGAACTATGTGCGCACGGTCATTTCCTACTTTGCGGTATGGGTGCCTCAGAGCGCGGACGCTCCTACCCTGCCGGCCACCGACCCATTGCCCGTCAGCATCCGTATCACAAACGCCGGCGACGGCGATTTAGACTACACGGCTTTTTATTTCGTGTCGGAGCAGAAAGCCGTGGTTGGTGAGCGTTACCCGATTGACACTACCATCGAAATTGAAAACTCATCTACGGGCGAGAGTCCGGCATCTTATCAGGCTTACTTGCGCGTGTTTCGCTACAATGGTGAAGAGGTTGTGAACTTTCTGCGTGAGAGCCAAGGTAATCGCTTTGTAGTGTTCACGGTGGATAATAAGAACGACTATTCGCCTGTTGCTGGCGCGCATTTCTACCTTGACCCGAAGGTGCGCAACAACACAGAGACGCATTACCAAACCATCATCAACAAGCAGACGCAGGAGGAAGTGCCTTCGGTTTGGAATGGTTTCTCCGGAACTGGCGATGCCTGGATGCAGGATGACGATGGCGTGAAGGTGCTCCGTATTCCGAGCGGCCGCACGCTGACCATCGGTTACGAACCATTTGAAGCGTTTAAAACAAATCCATCTGCGGCCATGTCGTTGGAGATGGAGTTTGCCGTGCGCAACATTACGGCAGAGGATGACCCCGTTATTAGTATCTCGCAGACCATTGAAAGCACGTTGGAGAAATTGGGCATCATCATCAAACCGCTCACTGGCGCGGTCTGGGCGCAGGAAAAGCAGAACGAGGATGACCAAGATTTCGCTTTTGAGGAGGATAAACGCGTGCATCTCGTTGTGACGCTCACACCAGCGCTTGTGGCTAAGGGTAGCGATGAATTTAAATGGCAGACACCGAATAAAACGCCGTCTAACCGCCCCACCGTGAAGGTATATGTCAACGGTAAACCGCAGCGTGCCGTTCAATATAGTGTGGACACTAACGGTGTATGGATCCAGGGCGAAGGACACGGCGGCATCCGCTTGGGCCATCCGTCGTGCGACCTCGACATATATACCATCCGTTGTTACCGTGGCGTGACGTTGTCGGCGCAAAATGTGCTTCAGAATTTCACCGCCACACGCCCCGACGCCGAGACAAAGAATGCCATCCGTCAGCGCAACGACATCTTGGACGGAAATGGACGTATCTCTTACCGAAAGGTGAAGGAGAAGGGCAAGCGTTGTCTGACACTCGTCGGGACAGACAACTACAAGATGAACCAGGACAAGAAGGTTGGCTATGCTTGCTATTGGCGAATTGACTATTACGACAACAACGGGAAATATATTCCGGAATTGTCTGGAACTATCGGCAAGGCGGCTTATCTGGCTTATGTGTCGGGAACGCTCGGCGGCAAGAAGTGTTTGATGAATACGGCGCAAGGAAGTACGGCCAACACGTATTGGTGGAACAACGAGCAGACGAAGCTCGACAAGGTGACGTATCGTATCGTGATTCTATTCTCCACACTTCACAAAGATTTTGGGTGGAAGGCTTCTATGTCTAACTTCACGGAAGAGGTGGCGGCGGCCAACCCATTGTATCTTGACGGCAAACAGATTCAGGGCGATGCTGTCAGCACATTGAGCGATTTGGAGAAAGAACGCCTTCAGATTGACGTGTTGGATGGTTGGATTGATGGCAATGGTATGTACCACGGCCAGTTCTATACACCTGTGATCGGCGGTCCAAAGGCAACGAAGCTCGTTAATAAAATTAATTATGCTTCGCCGATGCAGTCGCACAAGATGGGCGCAACGCGGTTGTACAACGATGTCATGAAGACTGTATGTAAGGACGAACTGCCGGATTGGTTTGCAAGCAACACTGGTGCGCGTTTCGCAGTGTATGAAGACAATTACTATTTCTTCAACCAGCCAGAAGGCGAGAAAGAACCAGTGTTCGTCGGCTTCGGTACATTTGGTTCAGGTAAGTGTGACAAGGCTACGTGGGGATATGACAAGAGCAAGATGTTTGCTTTTGAAGGTTTGAATAACAACTTGCCTTTGTGTGACTTCCGCGTACCGGCCGACGAAGATGTGACTTATAATGTGGATGATGAATCATGGGTGTATAACGGCATCAAGTCGTTTGAGTATTCGTTGGGTAAGACGAATGACGACGGAACGCCTGTGGCAAAAAACGATGCTTTGTTCCGTCGTTACTGCAACTTCATATATGCCCATGACGTGCGTATGCAGTATTTCCGTGGCGACCGAGCGGCGTTTGACGCGCATTATGCAAACGTATATGACCGCGCCACGGCTGTTGGAGCAACGGATGCCGATACGCAATTGCTCGACGAAATGCAGACCACGAAATATTGGTTACGCGATGGTGACGAAGCTTTTCATCTGCTACGTTTCAACTATGTCACTGGAAAATTCGTGGATGCGGGAACTTGGACGGATGCCGACGGATATAAGGCCGGCGTTCGTAACCTCGCCACGAATGCCATCACGAAAGCCACCTACGAGGAGTGGAAGCAGAGTGAAGATGTGGGCGACTATGCCAAGTTGAACAATCGTTTCCAAATGGCTATCGCAGCATCATTCAACGAGCACTGCGGAAAGTATCTCAACAAGAAGAATCATCAGGTACATTACAATCTTGTGAACTTCATGATTGCTGGTACCGACAATTGCTCGAAGAACACGTATTACACCATTGACATAACTACTGGCTTGTGCTGGCTTTATCAAGATGACCTTGATACCATCTTTAAGACTGACAACAACGGACGACAGACGAAGGTGTATTTCCTTTCTCGTTATTTCGACGTTCAAGACACGAAAGACGGACTGAAAAAGCAGAAGGACTATGAAGGCACGGCATCGGCATTGTTCAATGTCATGGAAGCGGCATGGGAAACGCTCGACCCGACGGCATTGCCGGCCAATATGCGTGAAGTGCTGACGGCCATGTGTACGTTAGTTGGGGCGAATGAAAATATAGATGGCCTAACAACGACACAACGACAAACGCCATACGGTTGCATACACAAGTATTTCTTCTCTGTTCAAAAATACTTTGCCGAGGTAGCATGGGCGGAACAGCAGCGCATCCGTTACGACTGGCCCGCATCGTGGGGATATGAGAGTTACGGCAACCAGGCGCGCGGTATTCTCGCCGTCACGCAGGGCATTGGCGACCAGTTGGAGAGCGAGGTTCAGTATATGACACGCCGACTGGCTCTTGTTTGTTCGTATGCGGCATGGGGTGACTTCTCAAGTGGTGTGAACACTGGTTCTACTGGATTGGCGGACGCCAGCGCCGGTTTGCAGTTTACGCCTGGTTCTGGGCGCACGGGAGGCGAATACACATTTGACCTCGTTCCTCATCAGTACCTCTATCCCTGTGGCGTGCGCGACCGTGCGCTCATCAACCCGCATTTCCGCATGATACCGGGGCGACACTATGCCTTCACAGTAAATCCTGCTTCTACGCCGATTCCTGGCGACTCATCAGTTGGACTTGCTGCCACTAACTATTATCGTTCCATCGGTAACGTGGGTAACATGGTGGTTGGCAACAACAACTTCACCATTCAGGGACGCCGAATGACGGAGTTTATTGCTGAGCCTAAAGCAGGCAGCAGTGCGTTTGCGCCGAAGCAGATAGACGTGGATGCCGCCAATTTGCAGCGTCTTTCTCTGAATGGTGTTAGCACGTCCAGCGGAACATTCAACCTCTCTAAGGCTTCACGACTGCAGACGCTTGACCTTCGCGGAACGAAATACGGGCAGGTGCGTATGCCGTCGTCGCCACAACTCACCGTGGCTCGCTTCGGTGCGGAGCTCTCACAACTGGAGGTGCGCGATATGCCGCAGTTAAAGACGCTCACGCTGGATGGCTACGCTCGTTTAACTTCAATCACTGCCCTCAATTGCGGTTTTGACACACGTTCTCTGGTGCGTGGATGTAGTGAGGCTGGTGCCAAGGTTAGCACGTTGCGCATAGATGGAATTGATTGGACAGATGTTGCGCCAAGCGTATTATTCTATATAACTGGGATTCTATATTGCTCTTTGTATGGACGAATTGCCGTGACAGAAGGGCAGAATGTGGATGCAGAATTGAAACTCGCCTTGTTGCGCAAGTTCGGCGAAATCGACTCTGAGAATAATGATTTGTATATTACTTATTCTTTGCGTAGCGTGACAGGCTTGAATATCATTACGCAACGTTTTGTCATCGCCGAACCAGGAGATTATCCCTATCAATGTTCCGTGCTGCCAACAATGGCCAACAATTTCACGGATTTACGGTGGTCTATCTCTGAGAATGATTTTAATGTGACGGTGGATGCCGAGACTGGCGTGTTGCATGCACCATCGGTCGGCGAGGAAAGTAATAACCCAACTGCGACGTTAACTGTCACAGCTACCTTGATTGGAGGGAAATCGCTCAGCACATCTGTGGTGTTGAAACTTTTCAACCGTATTCCGAAATTAGGTGATTTCGCTTACTATAATGGTGAGTTTGATGCTGTTTTATATCCAGGTAAAAAGGTTATCGGTTGGGTGTATAAGGTGACGCCTTATGCTGACCTACCGTCGAATCTTTTGAACGAATATTTGCAAGATGAAGAAATCGCTGCGCAATATAATGCGGGGAAAAAACTGTATGAAGTTTTGATTGAAAACGTGGAAGAACTTACCATTACTTCATCTGATAAGGCTAACTCCATCAGTGATTTCTCATGGGGTATTTTTCCGCAAGACACTGGTGAATTGGGATTTACACCCGACGAACGCAAGGTGATTGCTGAAGCATTATCCGTCACTGATGACGATTTGACGAATATCCCCGCTTGTCAGGATTGTACAGAAGTTGGTATGGTGGATGAAAAAGGTGAAAGAACGTATTACATCAAAGACTTGCAGGCTTATGACGATAACGAAAGTGACGGGTTCAAGGTCTATGAAGGTAATACTGCGCCCAACAGATGGGATGGCAAAAAGGACACCGCCTCCATCGTGGCACATGCCAATCGCATTCTGACACAGTATGTAGGAGAAGGACTGTTGACAGACAGCGATGGTCACACCATCTTCGACTACCTTCCCGCAGGACGCGACCATATCATTCCAGAAACGATGGAAGAACTGGCCGACCTCTGCGTGGCGCTTGGAAATATCGGCGGCGATAAACGATGGCGTCAGTTGGCCTATCCTGCCGCTTACGCTTGTTCCTTATTCGAGCCAAGCAATGGCGGTAAGCCCATTGACGGCCTTTCGCCGTGGTTTAAGAAGGGGAAGTGGTATCTGCATGGCAGCGGCGATATGTTCCGCCTGTATATATTCTTCCGCAATAGCCGTGCGCTGACGCCATCTGACACTGGTACGCCAACGGCGGAATTTTCCGACGAAGACAACGAGCTGCGCCCGCATGAGCCGACGGATGCCCGCCGCCCCTTCTATGCAAACTTGCAGAAACGCGCGAAAGACGCCAATCTGGGCTGCCCAGTGCGCAATCCGCGTCAGGCCAGCCGATGGTGTGCCACGGAGTCTGGCCGCGGCAGCAGCTGGTACAGCTACTTCGGCAATGGCGGCATCGGCGGCAGCAGCAAGCACGACGGGTTTGTTGTTCGTCCTGTCGTCGCTTTTTCCTTTATTCTTTAACCTTTTTGCGACGCGCTTTTTAGCGCGTCGCTCAACGAAAATGCCATTGCCGGCGTAAGCCGGCTGAATTATTTTTGTTTATATCAAAAATTGTTATTAACTTTGCGATGAACAATTTAATTATAAAATTGGAAGTTGTATGGTAAATGACAACAAACAACCACAATATATACAAATAACAACAGAACAAAAAGAAAGAAGTAAAAAGCTCAAGAAAGAGAAAGTTCGGACCATCCATCAGCAGCAGGTGTTTCGTGATTCTCAGCAATTGTATCTCGTCTTGGCGCAAATCAACAAGACGTGTCCAGTCAAATATCGTCCTGTGGTCAATCCGATGTATTCAGAATGCGCGGGTTTATTGGTGAGTTTGTCTATTGCATTTGCTGATATGTATTCACGAGTGCCGCAACTGACTATTGCTGCCGCCCATATTGATGTTATTAAATCTATCATTTGCATCATGAAGACATTAGGCTGCATCAGTAATGATGATTTTAAGAAGATTAAGTCGCTCGTCGCTTCCTGTTCCTTACAGGTTTCAGCATGGCGCGCATCTTCTCTGGTCAGATTGTCGCAAGGTAGTAATTCTGTAAGTGCTTAAATAATCATTTAAATCACTTGTCTTATGAATTGTGACAGAGAGCCGAGAGGACTGTTAAAAGGTGGGCATACCTATCCTGATTTATGTTCATACGGCAATGGTTCGTATGAAAATGTCTGGAATGGTTATGCTATTCCAATGCCCAAAGTAAACGATCAGGCCAACCGATGGAGTGCCACGGAGTATAACCGCAACAACAGCTGGAACAGCAACTTCGGCAATGGCAACATCAACAACAACAACAAGCACAACGGGTTTGTTGTTCGTCCTGTCGTCGCTTTTGATACTCCTGCCGACTTTCTCGATCTTGTGCTGTGTGCTTTTGACGATTGTTGCAGACGTAAACGCACCAGCCGTGCATGTATCGACTATTGCGAGATAGCCGAACATGACTTGCCAGCATTGGCACATGAACTATATACTGGAGTATATAAACCAGGCGTTAGCACGTGTTTCCTTGTGAAATATCCGAAATATAGAGAAGTTTTTGCTGCTTGCTTTCGCGACCGCATCGTTCATCATTTCATCATTCTTTTGCTCAATCCGTATTTTGAGCGGCGCTTTGTCGAACAAGGTAATGTGTCATTCAATTGCAGAAAAGGATTTGGCACCCTTGCGGCTCAGAAGGCCGTATATGACAACATCAAGAAGGCAACTTGCAATTACAGCCGCCCTGCATGGGTCTTTAAGGGCGACATCGTCTCGTTCTTCATGTCGATAGACAAGCGTATATTATGGTCAAAACTTGAACCGTTCATCCGCGAACAATACAAAGGACAATATTTGCAACAATTGCTCGCCGCATCCAAAACCATCGTGTTTCATTGTCCAGAGCAAAATTGTGTGTTCAACACATCGCCAGATGAATGGCCAAAGCATATTGAGCGCCATAAGTCGCTTTTTGGCAGCGATGTTGTCTACGGGGTGCCCATTGGGAATATCACAACGCAAGTGTTCGTGAACTTCCTCATGTCGTTCTTTGATGAATTTGTCATTCAATGGTTCAAACTCCGTGGATTTGAGGTCTATTACACGCGTTTTGTTGATGATTTCGTTGTTATTTGCATCAGCAAGTCTGCTTTAAAAGCCTTCATCATTGACGCTCGCGTGTTTCTGTTGTCTGAACTTGGTATTACGCTTCACGTCACCAAATATCATTTTCAATTGGCTTCACATGGTGTTATGTTCGTTGGCGCCTACATCCGTTACCATCGTATATACCTGTCCAGCCGCACCGTTGCTCGTTTCCGTGAGCGCGTTTTTGGATTTAACCAAATGTTGCGCGAAAAATCCATTATGTCCTTGTGCGACCTTCGTCGCATGGAACAAGTCATCAACTCGTACCTCGGTTTTTTCAAGAATAAAAGGTCTTACCTCCTACGAAAAACAACACTTTCTATTTTTGAACATGCCTTCTACGAGTTTTTCTATATTCATGGCCATTTTGAGCGCATCCGTTTGCGAAACAAATGTAAAATGATTCAAACGTCTATCTTATGAGTAAAAAAATCACCATCCGCCAATGCGAAGATTTGACGGAAAATCCCCGCCACATCGTTCGCTCTTATTCCAAGAACACGGAGTTCTTGACCATCAACCTCTCCCCTTCATCTTATAAGAATGATGCAGGAGAGCAGCGCGTTCGTTGCACCATACTGGCCATTTCGCATGAAGGACGAATGACGGCACAGACATTGCTGCAGACCATTTATCAGCATGGCTTATTTGACAGCCTTGACGCGGCATTCATCAAAGAACTTGTGGCCGTGTACCGCATTCCAGATTATCATACCTTAGCCGCTTTCCTCATTGGCGCTCGATATTCTTATGCAGAGGAGTTGTGTGCTCACCGCAAGGCATTGCTTGGCGACACGACCGACCTGGAGCAAGTGACAGCATTTGCCGAACGCTGCAAGGCATTGGCCAAACCGGCCTTCAAGATCGAAGAGCCATGAAAGTGGCTGAAGCCATTGCGGAGCAGGAACAGACGGATGGCCGCAGGCTCTATCTCATTCAGCAAGGATTGTTTTTCCATGCTTTCAACGCTTGCGCCGCGTTCATGCAGAACATCACTGGCTACCGCATCCGCGCCGTTCCGCTCGCTGGCCACACTGTTCATCAGCTTGGCATCCCCTGCTCGGCCATTGATGGCGTTTTGCAACGATTGAAGCAGGCGCATCCGGAAGTGGAAATCAGCACGGATGATTCCGGTAAACATTATGTGCTTGCGTTGCCGGAAGAACTGGCGGAACAGACTGGAACATCCGCGCAGTCCCTCCCCTCTCCTCCTTCCCCCACACCCACTCACGACGCCCATCGTTCACGCACCGAAGCGGAGCATGACGTTTGTGTGTTGGTGTCGATGATTGACGTGGAGCATGCCACGCTCGACGATTTGCGCCATTATATCCGCATCCTCCAGCACCACCTTTCTTTGTCGCGACACATTGGAATGTCCGACGAAAAACCTTAAAACGTTCTACCTTTGTTCTGACAACAGACAAAAGTAGAACGTTTTTTTATTGTTTAAAAATCTCAGAAAACATGATTTACACCATCACCGACAACAATCTCCACATTCATCAATCTTACAAATACAGCGAAGCGGAAATGGACAACAAATTGCGTTACGTGCGCTCGCTCTTTCCTAATTCCAACGTCTGGAAGCGAAGCCTGCGCTCGCTGAAAGCGGAATGGCTGGCTCACAACGCATTTTATTGCCTTCACATCCTGCGCTCACACACGGCGGATGCCGATCTTGAATATCCTGGACGCTTGTCTTTTGCCTATCTCATGATGGTGCCGTTTTCGCGTCTCATCCTTAAAATCTCCAAGCATTCATGACAACTAAAGCAACGACCACAGATTATTGGATTTCGCCCGACGCGCTCTTTATCGAACGCAACGCCCTGGCCATGCCCGACTACGTGCAAGCCTCGTGTGTCGGCAACGCGCAAATTCTTGTGTACGTCAAAGGCATCATCGACTATGATGCCGGGCATAACTACCGCCGCTGGCGACTGCAAGCCTCTCCAACCGTGTTCAACACACACACGGAGAAATATGTCTATGCCGCCATTCCGCGCACAGAGGCCGTTGGCAACGCCGCCAACATTGTGTTTCCCTCTGAGGAAATTGACATCTACGGACGGAACGCCGAAGAGCAGCAAATAGGCTCAGAGGATTATTACTATATCTTCCTGCAAGGCATTCTCTCCTCCTCTGGCGAAAACGGCACAGAGAAGCGCGTCTGGCAGCAGCGCATCGTGTCTGGTTATCTTTCGTCGGATGAAGCCATCAACGCGGGGCCAGCAGAAACAGACTGGTATCGCTATGATGTTTTCGACCAGACGCTGACGTTCCTCAAAGACCTCACGATGAAGGCAGGCACGGTGTTCCGCGACCTCTTCGTTAGCACCCTAAAGATTGTTTCCGGCGGCCGCATCACGTTTGAGGGACAGCGGGGCGAGATAACGGGCATCGGAGATGCCGACACCCCCTTAGACGACGCCACGAAAATCGTCACGCCGAAGCTCATGGACGACAATGCGCTCTCGAAGCGTCACGATGATGAAACGCCCTTCAACCTCGCCATGCACGATCTGAGGGTCAACGGCGCGGCCGACATCTTCGGCAACACGGTCATCCACGGGGATGCACTCGTGGAGGGCGCTCTGACGGTTGGAACGCCAGAGAAACGACGACCGACAACGTTGCATGGCGATTTGACGGTCGGTACGTTCAACAAAGGCGTTGAAGGCGCGAAGGTTGACTTTTACGGCAATGCCGAATTTGAAGGCATCGTTGCAAGGTCATTCCTGGAGGTGCCAGAACTGCGTTTCAACCGCACAACCATCACGGTTGGCAACAAATGGCAGACGCAGGGCGGCGGCATCATCCAGCAGGTGTGGACGGGTGCCGATGAAACGCTCTCCGCGCTCGGATTTACTTCGCTCGAAGGCGTGGCGCAACTGAAACTGGAAACGGGGGAAGTGGGTGCCGTGGCCGTCAACGACAAATGCCAGGGCGTGTTTCATTTCACCAACCGCCGCAACGACCTCTCCACCTCTGACCCTCACGATGGCAACTTCCATTTCGCAGGCTTCACGACCATCTATTTTCGCGTAAAAGAAATTTATACGCCGGCCACGTTGCCTGCCCCCATCAAGGAGCAGACGGCAGCGGATGGCACGCCAGCCCTCAACCAGTTCTTCCGCTATGAACTGCGTGCCGCAACTTGTGCCGACCTCCCTGCGGAAGACCGCAACCGATGGACGGATGAATCACATCCGCAGCCAGCGATGCACTTTGCCTGCTATGCCAATGAGACCGACAGCACGCGCCAACGCTCTTGCTTGACCACGACGACTTATCAACTGCACTTGGCTGGCATGACAAATTGGACGTACACGCAAGACAATATGCAGCTCATCATCGGCTGGCTCAACGGCTTCACAATGTTGCAGCGTGTCTGGGATAAGGAGAAGAAGGAGTTTGTCGAAGCGCTCAAAGAGCTGGAGGGCGAAGGTATCGCCACTGGCAACATCTATATGTGGGGCATGGTCGACCAGTTCGACCGAGTGCCCTCCATCGTGACGCAGCAGCTCTATTTCTTATCCACACCCGCCGTGGAAATCCTGCCCGACGGCATCCGCGTTGCTGAAGACCACCTCTCCTACGTCAAAGGAGAATGGCAGACAGAACCGCTGACGCCATCGCCTTCCAATCGCGTAGTGTGGCAACAATGGCTCTACACTTATTCCGATGGCACCTATGGCGTGAGCAACGTGGCCTTCCATGCTGCCGACCCCACAGCCTTGACCGTTGTGCTGAATAAGAACATCATCAGTGTGGCCATCTCGGATTGGTACGACACGGCCGCCCCCGATGACATCTCTTTCGACATCACGGCGCAAGTGTTTTCCGGCACGCAGCCGCTCGATGTGCGTAGCGGAAAGGCCACGTATGGAACGGGCGCCGCCACCACGCCCGTTGAACTGACGTACACGGCTGTTGTTGCCGCCGATGGTAAGAGCCTGACCTACCACGTCACGCTGAAAGGCTTCGTTGGCGTGGAAGTGGACGGCGCAACGCCAGAGGATGCTTTCATGACCTTCACGCTCGTTACGGACTACGGCACAGCCACCGCCACCGCCACCATCGCGCAAAACCTCGAAGGCGAAGACGGACAAAACGGCGAGAAGGGCGACACTGGCGCGCCTGGTGCCCCAGGCCCACGCGGATATACTGGCGTGACAGTGCGTCGCGGAGAATGGGAAGCGGGCGTGCTCTATCGCAACGATAGTGGCGACCCCACGGCTCCCGACGGCAACCGCTATCTCGACGAAGTCAGTGTGACCGACCTCAAGAGCGGCACGCCGAAATGGTATCTCGCCCGCCCTTCGCACAATGGCATCCTGTCTGAGGCAGCGAATAAACCTTTTGGAACGGGCAACGACTTTTGGGAACCTATCAACGACCTGCGCCCCCTGCGCACCTCCTTCGCCGACATCATGACGGCCTTCATCCAATTCTTGCAGGTCAGTCAAATTCAGATCACTGACGACAACGGCACGCCCTACGGTGCTTTTGGCGGCGGCACAGACATGGAATATCCGCTTTGGTTTGGTGGGGCAACACCTGCCGATGCCGTTATGCGCGTCAATCGCCAGGGCGACATCTGGTCGGGCAATAAATTCAGCGTCATCAACGGCAAGATGCGCACTGACGGCAAAGACAGCCACGTGGAGGTGCATGATGGCGTGGTAGAGATGTTTGGCTCGTTGGCTTTCCCAAATATCAAAGTGGGCGTAGATGCCGACGGTTGTGCTATCTTGGAGTTCTACAGTAAAGACGGACAGAAGATGTATAATCTCGGCCCCAACGGCCTTGACAAAATCACCACCACTGCGGCCTATTTTTCCATCTCGCGCTTGAAAATCATCAGCGTCAACAATGCCTATGACGTTTGGTTGGCCGTGGCTTACATTGGCGCCCCAGATGCCCTACCCTATTATCAGTTTTTCCCAAAACAGACGAAGACCGACACCGCCGTGGTCTATTGGTATGGCGGCACGAGTTCCAACACGCCGCCTGAGCAGCTTGGTCTTTATTACCAGAACGACCAACTGGCGCAAGACTTGCCGACGGGCGAACTGATTCCAGACGGATGGTATGCAGCCGTCAACAATGGGGCACACCCCACCGACACCACCATCATCACGCCAGACATGGGCACCACGCCCGACTATGTCGCCTATTTTGAACGCCTCTATCACTTCACCTCTGGCCGACAAGACAAGACTGGAAAACTCACGTGGAAGCAGAAAGACGGCGGAGCCCCTTACGATTTCCAATTGCAAATCTAACGCTCCCCCTGCCATCAGGCATAAAAATAGAAGCCGCCCATCTTCACAGATGAGCGGCTTCTTTACATAGACACAATTACGTTCTTAGTTCTTACAGCATTTTTGCCTAAAAGGCTGCCAGCTATCTTCCCAGACCGCTGGCAGCGGTAAATTGTAATTTGTATGATCTTGACTATTTCACTTGTAAAGATACGCCAAATTAGTGGATAGTCAAAGACCAATATCATTTTTAACATTTGAAAGACCATTAACAAAAAAGCAGCCCTCCATCTGCACTCAGACGAAGGGCTACTAACGGAATTTTCTTATTAGAGTCTTGTGTGTACGCTATTCTCACGAACCACGGACAATTGGAAAGAATTGTTTGAAATTCACTACGATATTCAAAATTTACCACTGCAAAAGTACAACTTATTATTGGTTTATCCAAGCCTTCTTGAAAGAATCTTGGTCTATCTCTTATTTTCCTGCAAAAACAAGGCCGCCTATCTTCACAGACGAGCGGCCTAAAATTGTAAACAAAAAATTAATAAATGATTTGAAACACTGCCTGCTACTCTCACGAGCCACGGGCAGACACTAACATTATTTAATTACGAGCAAAGTTAGCGAAAACAGACGGGACGACCAAACGAATCCCTCCGTTTTAGTCTCTTGTTATTTCGTTCATTTGTTCAAACAAACGTTTGTTCGTTTGTTGATTCGTTTGAATAAATCAACAAACAAACAAATCATTAAATAATCAAACGAATCATCAGAAAAACGCCCTTCGTGCCCATCTTCAGCGCCTCTATGTCCGGTGTATTCTCTCGCCCTTTTGTACCTTTACAATCAGAGCACTTTCGTAGGACTTTCATAGGACTCTCGTAGGACTTGCTCTCTTTTCAACCAACGCCCATTTCGGGCCATGTTTAACCTTAAAATTTTTGCATTATGGCTATTATTGTGACGAACCATTTGATTACTTCTATCAGTGGTAAGTTATGCAAGAAAGACACCACCTATCTTGCAGTAAACAAGCAAACGGGCAAGATGTATTCTGCTGGCTATCATGGATGCGTTCAGCCGAACAGTGAGAAACAACAGGCCACAAAAGCCGACTTCGCCAAAAAGGCGAAATTCGCGGCTTCTTGGTGGAGACAGAACCGCCCTTCGGCTTCCAACACGGCGGGCACCGAGGCTTACCTCGCCGTTATGAAAGCGTTTAAGGCGCAGCACAAGATTGGCAATCCGTATTCCTTCTTGCGCTCCCTCGTGACCGACGATATGAAAATCATGCTCCACGGCAACGACCTCACGGGAGGCGTTGTCTCTGGTGGCGGCACGCCAAGCGGAAAGCCAGGGGGCGATGCTGGCGGCGACATCGACGGATAGTTGCCACGGGCTATTCCCCTTCAACCAACAAAAAGCTGCGGCATGCACCTGTCCGCCGTTCTTCGGAACGGTTGGCAGGCTGCATGCCGCAGTTTTATTTTACCATTGCTTAGCGTGCGCTCATTCCTGCATGAGCACCACGCCCACGCGCACCTTTGCGCCGCAGTGTGGGCAGAAGGCCGTTGTTTGCAGTTGTGCAGGTGCAGCGTCTTGCTTATCTTTTTCCGCCACTTCTTCTACCACTTCTTCCGAAACTTCTTCCTTCATCTCCTCCTGCTCCTCTTCGTCGTCCGCGAAGAGCAAATTTTCGTCCTCTTTTTCGTCCGTTGGAAAAAACATATCGCGCGGGTCTATGTCGAGCGCCATCGCAATTTTGTAAATTTGGTTTGCAGTGATGGAGTCCGTGCGAAGGTAACGCGCCAAAGTCGCGTCGTAGAGATGAGTCGCTTTCGCAAATTGTTTTGTTCTCATGCCCAACTTTTTCATGAGTTTGCGGAGATTCACTTTTGATTTTGGTTCATTCTTTGTTTCCATGATTCCATTGTTATGTAGTTTGATAGTGCAAAGGTATCGTTTTTGTTTGTATTACGCAAATTTATTGGCGTTATTTTGTATTTCTGTTTGTTTTACGTTGAAAAAGGCTTTTATTTCCTGCTTGTTTTGTCTATCATCATGCTATATATTAAACATAGTTTAATATATAGCTATATTATTCTTTTTCCCCATTCCTCTTGCGATTTATCCTCTAAATTTCCCCGTGGCGTTATTTAGCTTAAAAAACAACTGCGCCCAATAGGGACACATAAATAATTGAAATACAAAGAAATCGCAAGTTTACTTTTTGCCTTAAAAGGTTGGTTTTCAAGCGAGAGCCCACGCAGCACTGGGTTCCTCAGCCTGCCCCCGCCTTTGGGATGCCGCCCGAATATGCCGACGCGTGGCAGCGGCGCGGGCAAACGACGATGGCAGCGGCCCACTTGAGCGCGGCACCCGCCCCGCTGCACTCCTATATATATGGCGCATTATTATCATATTTTGATATGTAGGCTTTTTGTTTTTAGTGTTTAGATGTTTTGCGGTGTTAAATAATAGGTGAAAGATGAAAATAATATCTTTTTTGTTTGTTTTTCAGCTATCATTTATGTAACTTTGCACTCGTAAACAAAAAATTAAAAACGAAAGATTATGAAAAAAGAATTATTATTTTCCATGTTGTCGGCCGTTGCCGCCAACAACAAAGAAGGTTACACCGTGGATGCTGCCACACTTCAACCAATTACTAAGGGTTACGCCGTTGCCGTTGCCGCCACACAAAACAGTTTTGGCCCTGAGGGCCTTGCCCGCGTCATTGAATACGCGCGAACTCACAAGGAGGTGAATGCCTTTGGCGGGTGGTATAATGAAGAGAATGGCCTCTATTATTACGACGCCGTGATAATTGCGGACTCATTAGCGGATGCGCTGGAACTTGGAAAGAGTAACGCACAAATTGCTATTTTTGATTTACAGAATTGCAAAGAAATAAGACTTAATATATCATGAAACAGTTAGAAAAACTATTACAGGTGGTTCGCGATCCGCGCCCCTTCGGCCTTTGCAAAAATACGCGAACATATAACCATATAATAACCCTTTTGCTTAAGGGCGTTGCCCAAACCGGCTACAGCAACAAAAGAACTTATCATGTGGAGACCCACGAAGTGCACAAGGTCTTAACCGCTGCCGGCGTGGCCCATAAGTACTACAACAACGCACCGCGCGGCGGCGCTTGCGGTGAACATGTTGAACTAACGGGGCGCGTACGGAGCGACGCCCTCGCCGCTGTTAACTCTTATTTGTCGGCCAACGCGGGGAAATATAGAGGCGTCAGGGGTCCCATTTATGAGCGGTGGAAATTATTGGAAGACTACGAACACGCATGTAAGAATGCCAAATAATCCGCGGAGGTTCCAGGCCTCGCTGGGGGTTCAAGTCCCCCGGCGGCTACACTAACGACAAAAAATAAATGATTATGGAAACAACTACCATTTACACCACACCACGCGCCGCCGCTTCAGCTGCACGCGTTACCCGTGTCGGCGCTCTTCGCCGTTGCGCTGCATCTCTCCGCCGTTGGCTGAAGGCCGAACACGATTTTTTTGCTGGCGACGGTGACCCGTTGCGGCTAACCGGGGCAAAACTCGTCGCGTATAACTGCATTTTGGCCGTTGTGGCACTCCTGCTTTGTATTCAATTTTAAAAAAAATAAGGCCTTCAGGCCGTTAAAAATGAAAACTATGATATACAAAAAAATAATAAATGGAATCGATTTCACCCTTTTTTGCTCAACGTGGAAAACCCGTAACAGTTGGGGGCACGAAGTTACCCTCTATCAGGGAACAAACCAAATAGGGCGGATAAAATTGCGTTATTATAACCGAACTTGGGAAAGTTACGAATATCGCACGGCCATCCGTTTGGTTATTATGGAGGCCGTCGACCGGGCCAAAGCTTTGGCGCGTGAAGCGTTTAAGCGCCTAAACGGTTATAAGATAATAACCAAGAAACGCTCAGCCGAATTTTTGACCTACCTGAATACAGACCAAAAATACCAAATGTTTAATAATCTTTACAATATGTTTTGAGTGTTTTTTTTCGCAAACGTCGCGCCGTGCGTGTTCCAAATCAGGAACGCGCACGGCGCAAACGGCGTTATATTTTTTGGGGGTGCCGGCTATGTTGCCCGCCCTGGCTTCATGTTGGCCGCCCTGCTTGGCTGAGTAGAGGACGCCCCCTCGTTGCCCGCCCTTGTCCATCGTGGCTTTATGCCGTTCTCTCCCCTTGTCAATCCAAACAAAATAACTATCTTTATAGAGTGATAAAAAAACGAGAAAATGGAAACTTCCAAAACTATTCATGCCTTTCGCGTGTTTGAACGTGAAGGGCAAATACTTTTAACCGCTCAAGAATACCCCTGGAGCGTGTTGCAAGTCATCCCGACCACGCCCGCGGACTTCGCCCGCACCGTGGAGATCTGCAAAAGACAGGGCTACGTGGCACACCACGAGACAGACCGCACCTTTTGTATTATCCACTTGGCAAGTGGCGACACCGACGGTCAACACCCTGAGCGTCGCATCACGATCACGCAGGCGAATTATAAGGAATACCTGCAGGAACTTCGTGATACGATGGGCCAGGCGGCAGTGTGGTATAAAACTAACATTATAGATGCTCTGAATAATTGAGCGTTTTAAAATTGCAAAAGAAATCCCGACAGGTTGAGCCTGCCGGGATTTTTTTTCATTCGTTTTTTCCGGCTTGTTCCAGCCGTTCCACAATGGCGCGTAATTGATTAACCGAATCGGCCGTGTATATCTCACACCCGACGCGGACAACGCCTACAAGTCCGCGCTCGCATCCCTGCTGCGCCCGTGCTCGCTTCAATTCTTCAACGATGGACGGAGGTGCCAACAGTTGCCAGGGTTCAACTTGCAAAGCTTCTGCAATACGTTCTAACGTGGGGAAGGAAGGCCTGGAAATTGTGGCCGAAACGTTGGATTGCGTTACGCCCATCCTCTCCGCGATCTCTTTTTGCGTCAGCCCTTTAAGGGCCAACATCTCTTTAATATATACTTTCATGCTTCTATATGTTTTTAACGCTGCAAAGATACGGGTAAAAACTAAATATGAAGATATGTTTATATTAATAGGTGTTAAACTCAAATATTTCTTTGTTTTTTATTTGGAGGTATAAATATATCTTTATACCTTTGCACTCGAAATCAAGGAACAAATTAAAATCAAAAAAGATTATGAATACAAAGAATGTACCCCTTAACGTGATTGCCGAGAACCTGTCTAAGGTCTTTAAGGACACAGCACAAAGTGCACAGTATTACAGCGATAACGAACAATATATTTGCTTGTGCGGTTGGTGCGGCCCTATGTCGCCTATCTCACGACCGGCGTACGTGAAGACATTCGGCAAGGCCACGACTGAGGCAGCCGAAGCCGCTGCTCGCGAGCTTATCGCAAACAAAGAGGCCGCACGCCAGCGCACCAAGTATGCAGAGCATGCCAAAGAGGCCGACCGCCTCGAAGGTATTCCCGCCGTTGGTGGCTTCTTTTGGGCCGATAATAGCGGCTTAAAATGCGATGGCGGCCGCGGCTTATTCGAGGAACTGCACAACCTCACCTATTACACCAAGGCAGGAGAGCAGCCTGCCCGACTCTGTTGCGTAGAACGAATTATCAATGTAACGGAAGAAGATTTCCAACGTCCAGAATCGGCGGATGAACTTGTGGCCCGCTACACCTTGCGCGGTTTCAGTCGTTCTGAAGATGTGTCCGACGATGCCTCTACTGGCACGTACAATGAAGAAGACTGGGCCACATTCTACACCGTCGGTGCGCTTGTCGTTTCACCGTCTGGCAAGTATTTTTTTATCGATTCTGAAGGCTACGATTATGCCCGCTATATATATTTACCAATCGTGTGGCCTGTCTTATTCGCCGACGAATTGGCAGCCGTTAAGGCGGCCGAAGAAGCCAGAAAAGCGGAAGAAGAGCGCCAGAAAGCAGAAGCGAAGGCGGCACGCCTCGCCGAATACCGCGAACGCTGCGCCAGATGGTCTCACCTCATGCGCAACGTTGAAGAAATGGAGAAGGACGGTAAGACCACGGCGCGAAAGATTGACAACGCGCGAAAGGCTAATATATTGGCGATGTGCACCGCGGCTTTCCCCGGCGTCAAGTTCTCCGTATCTGTGCGCCGCGGCTGGGGCGCTGATTTCGAGGTAACTTGGACCGACGGACCGACCGAAGAAGAATTTGCTAAAAAAACGGATTTAGAACTGTTCTGCAGCCGTCGCGACACGTTCAACGGTTGGGACGATTCTACAGATGTATTTTATTCTGAGTTCGTCGATTTTGCCCGCAAAACTATGGGCAGTAACGCTGGAGATATTGCAATCAAGCGGAAAATGTCGGATGAAGCACGCAATGAGATATTGGCTGAAGTACTCTCCGTTGTGCCGGCCGCGGATGTTAAAAATGATTATGGACAGTATGGCCATTATAGCTATTCGTTGCAAGAGGTGGATGCCCTTGCCGACGCCATGGGCGTCAATATGCGCCCTTTATTCTGTCACTGCTCAACTGCAACAGCCGATAGTATTGCCCGTCACGTATGGACCCTCCGCAGCTACACGCCAACAACGGCGCCAGCCAGCCCAACGCGGGACAAGCGCACCGATACAGCCGCAGCCGTTCAGGATGCCGCACAGGACGACGAAGCACCCGCCGAAGGCCTGGCGCTGGTTGATATTGCTAACGGCGTGGCGGTGGTAGGCGATGGGCGAACGACCTACCGCAACCGCAAGGCCATCAAGGCGCACGGCGCTACCTGGAACAAGGCAGAACAACAATGGCAGGCCAGCGCACCAGAGGCCGTGGCACGCTTGCACGAGTGGTTCGGGATGTAAGCCCCCGCCACCGTGCAGCCCTCTATTATAGTAACAATAAACAAATACATGATTATGAAAGCGATATTGAATGAAGCGAAGAATCTTATTAACAATGATGGTAATGTATGGTTGTGGTACACAGACAGTCCAGAGTGGTTTAAGCGTTTTTCTTCTGACGAAGATGCGCAGAAGTTCGCCGCGTTATGCAACCAGGAGGACCTCGAGCGCAATATTCCGGCATATTCTTACAGCATTGGCAGCGAGGCGGATTTTAAGGCCGCCAAGAAGGCTAAGGAGGTGCAAGGATATTGCCAACATGTTGACAAGCTAATCAAGCGCAAGCAGTTGGAAGTGAAAGCCCTGGACGGCCTGATTCAAGTGTGCCGTCAATTCGACGGGAAGGTGCTTAATAAGCGTTTCCATGATGCCGTGGAAGCCGAAACCGGTTTTCAGAGCAGTTTTGGGGGGAATAATTATAAGATAACTTACTATGGCCGGGAATACAACAACGAAAATAGACCTTTCGTTTCTATGATGGTCGACCTGAGCCACGGGCGAAATCAATATCGTGATATTGAATGGCTTTGGCTATGGAGTACTGGGGATCGCTTGGACGCACAAAAGGCAGTCGTCGTTATAGAATTTTATAAAAAAGAATTGATGGCAGACATTCCGAAGTTGAAGGATTCCAAAAAGAAGTATTTTGCTTATCTGCGCCTTGCGCGAAAAGCGGAATCCATAATGAAGGAAATGAATGGCTATGATTTTGCAATTCGCGAGTATGCCCGTGAAAATGCGCTGAGCACACGCGTTTACCCTTTTTCATTCTGGAAGTAGGTAACGGGCTGCGCCTGACGCCGCAGCGCAGCCCTATTATAAAACATCTGAAAAATCAGAAATAATGGATAAAAAGAAATATATAGACATATTGACCGAACAGGCCGACAAAAACCACCGCCCACAAGAAATGGCCTTGAGCGACTTCTGCGACTATCTTTTAGAGCTTTTCAGCATTGATGCCTTCAAGGGCGGAACGGCCGAATATAGCCAACACATTTTGCGTTGCGCGGAAAAAAATCCGGAGTTCACGGGGCTTGCGCTGCAATGGCTCCAGGACGTGGCGGAGGACATGAAAAAGGGCCGATGGCTGGATGTGTTCGGCATCTTGTATGAGGAAATGTACCTCAGTCGCGGGAAAGCCTCGAAGACGGGCCAGTTCTTCACGCCACATGACGTGTCGGACTTGATGTCGCGGATTCTCAACAGCGGAGACAAAGACAGCGGAATGGTGAACGACTGCGCGGCAGGTAGTGGCCGATTGCTCCTTGCTCACTATATGGACAAAAGCAAAAAAGACCATTCCGCCGGCCGCCGCTTTGAATATGTGGCGCAAGATAAAGACCCTATCGCGTGCAAGATGTGCGCTTTGAATTTTATGGCACACGGCATGGCTGGCCGCGTGGAATGTCGCGACACACTGCTCATGATCGAACCGATGGCGGTGTACTTCATCAACGAAGTAAAATATCCGTTCAATACGCCCTATTATAGCGTGAGGACGGTATTAAGGAAGGACTAAAAATAAGGCTACAGGGGGATGTCCCCCCCCTCTATTATATAATATCAAAGAAAGATGACATAATGAAACAAATTTTAATTTTGAACACCTGCGACGAGTGGAAAACGCTTAGCTCTTTCAGCTTGTTCGGCACCTGGCCTTCAACCAAGGCAGGATTCCAGCGATTGGTGAAGACCATTATATGCTGCATCGATAATGGCACCTTCGCCTATGAGGACGAAAACGCGCCACGAGCAGAGCAGATTAAGCGGCTGAAGGCCGACGAAAAACGCGACAGCGCTTCCGGATTCTTCTACGATCTGCAATGTAAATTGATATACGGCAGTGTGGAATTAAGCGAATTGCGATAAGTCCCCCTATTATAGACAACCGCTAAAACGATAAAAACATGGAAAATACAGTTATCACCATCGACATGGACGCAGCCAGCCTTCGCGTTGCACTCACGCGCCTAATTGAACAAATCACGATGACACCGCCTGACAGCGAAAATCTGAGCGATGCAGAGCGTGTGGAATACAACATGGCTTTGTATGCCCTCTTCTCCTGCCTGCGTCAAACCTTTTGATGCAGCCCAGGAATCCCGTGCCTGGATGGCCTTGCGGCGGTTCGATTCCGCCGACGGGTGCAAAAACGTCTGTAAAATGTTTAATCACGAATAAGATACAATTAAATTTGAATTTATATGTATTTTATTTGGCGGATTCAAATATAATTGCTAACATTTGTAGATGTAAACAAGAAGATAATTAATAAAGAATTTGAAACACATTAAGCCCTCGACAACACGGTGAAGTCTGGATTATGGAGAAACAGAATAACAAACAACTCCCTAAGTATATTTATCGTTATAAGGGCCAGCAGGTATTCTTGGCTGATACGTATAAAATGCCCGGCGTTGAGCCTCTGGCAGTCGCCAATGACATTGGATGCTACCCCGTCAGCCAGTATAATGGCTGCTACTCGTTGATGACCTATGAAGACGGTTATAGAAGTTACGAATACGAAGAAGAAATTATGGTAGCCGACGTGATTAATGTTGAAGCTGCCGATGACTCTTTATGCGAAGATGTATGGACTTCGGTGGATTACGCAGCCTTTGATAGGGTTGAGCAGCACCTTTGCAGGAGAGGTTTTTGTTATTCTGAACTCGATGATATTATCGGCGATATTGAGGCGAAAGTGGAACGCGACTACGAAACGGGAGAAAAGGTGATACCATATTCAGATTTCCGTCGCATTGAAGAGGATTGGAATGCCACCATACGGGAATATGAAGAAGAATATGAGGAGAGCGTCACGGAAGATAATGTTGTCGATTTCCCCGAGGTTATGAGCCTGCAAGAGATTTGCGACAAAGAGGGCATTATCGTTGCCCCTTCAGATGACGAATTGGAAGAATTGGCGGATGATGACTTGAAGGTTATTCAGACGACAAATAGCGCTATCGGCTACCCCAGCCACCTTCATCCTGCCATCGTTGGCTTTAAGTCCTTCGATGAAGCAGAAACAATGGCCAAAAAAAATCACCTACAGATTCAGCATTTTGAGCGTCGCAGCGGCTGGAGCCTATGGCGACGTGTCGGGACGGCCTATGATGTCTTTGAGCGTCCTGGTGGATGCGTCATGGATTACGAAGAAGACGACTGGCACTATGCTATTGGCGTAATTAACTTAAATGTGGATTAATCCCTCTTTATAGCCTATCAAAAAAACGAGGCATCCGCGCCCGGTCTGGCCTTGTAGTGGTTCGACTCCGCTGGCGGCAGCACGTTATTTTAATTCATAATCTTTTTTGTTTTTAGGCCGTCGTGGTCCGTGAGGATAGCGACGCCACTTCGCTCCCCGTGGTCGGCATGGTGCAGGTTTGATTCCTGCTGGAGTGACAAGCAACAAAAAAGCCCCGGCACATAGGCCGGGGCTGATGTGAGCATTTCGCTCACAATCTACAATAGTAGAAATTAGCTCTTAGAGCGTGTCCACGGAAGTGTATTTTTCTTTCAATTCCATGATGGTTCGATTAAAAGCATCCGAAGACATTGCAAAGATAATAAATTTATTTTTGTCAAACAAAAAATGCAGATTAAAATTAAAAAATAACACGAACATGAACAACAACGAAACAAACGCGAAGGTCGGCCGTCCTGCCGCTGAAGGCCGAAAGCATCAATATGTGGTGCCCGACGATGTACATCAATGGATTTTTGGACATGGTGGCAGCAAATATCTGACTGACACCATCCGCGCAATTATGGCCGTTTCTCCGGACAAGCAGGAGGGAACGGCGAAGAGTGAACGACAAAGAGTGTGGCCATATATCTCCGCGCGTAGATTTGACGAAGAGTCAGACTGCGACGGTAGTATATTGACTTTTGATGCTCGCGAAGTGGAGAGTTACCAATTTTGGGCACCGGAAGAGGGCGGCGATTTTGAAGAAGATGGGATGATGATTTTCTTTAAGTCTGGCATTCATCAGGCCGTTTACGCGAAATTAGACTTCAGCAATCCCATCGCCGACAACGTTGCAGCCGCCATCGATGCTGTTAAGTACGACCAGTTCTGGTTCGAGGCGGATTGATCCTCCCGTTATAGACACAAATTAGAAACACTAACATTATATTTGACATGATTGAGACACAGAAAGACTATTGTGCTGCCGTTGACCAGGTTAAAAAGCACGATTACCTATATTTTACGCTGAATGCGCCGGAAATCAGCGACGAAGCGTATGATGCGCTTTATTTTGCCTTGCAGGAATATGAGGACAAGCACCCGGAGGACGTGTTGGCCGATTCGCCGACGCAGACGTGCTACAGCGAGAACGGCAACGGAAAACGCACCGTGGCACGTCGCACGCCCTGTCTCTCTATGAAGAAAGTGCATACCGCGGCAGACATGGTGAAATACCTTAAAGCGCAGCAGACGGCTGCACGTCTTGATGATGTTTCTATCGATGTCGAATGGAAATTTGACGGCGAAACGGTGGCACTTGTATATATTAATGGGCATCTTGCTGAAGCTACCTACGGCCACGGAAAAGAGTTGATGGGCAACGACTGTTTGGCGCACATTCGCCACGTGCAGGGCGTGCCTGGATATGTGGAAGCCTGGCGCGACACACCTCGCACGGAGGTACGCGGGGAGGTGATCATTTCTCTTGACACCTTCTCTCGTTATAGCAAGGCAGGAAAATCACCGCGCGTGACGAGCAACGGCATCATGTCGAAGAAAATAGCCGTGGCTGCCGATTGTCGCCTGTTGGAGTTCCACCCTTTCCGCTTGCTGTCGGACGCTTACTCTACACAATGCGATGCGATGCGTGAACTGGAGCGCCTTGGGTTCTTGACTTCAGGCATGGTGGATGGTTTTCATTTCGTTGGAAACATGGCAGAGTTGGAGCAGGCGGTGGAGCAAATTGTGTGTGAAGCAGAAACGCGCCGTGCCGATTTGCCGTGGCCGACCGATGGACTGGTGTTTAAGTTTGATGATTACGCGGTTTATGAACGTATTGGCTGCACAAATCATGACGCGAAATTTAATTGTGCGTTTAAATTTCGCCCGATACACAAGGCCGTGACCATTTACCGTGGGCATCATACCACCATTGGCGAAAAGACTGGCAAGGTCACTTATGTGGCTGACTTCGACGAAGTGGAAATGAATGGGCACCGTTTTGCCCATGCCAACTGCGGCAGTGAACGCTCTTTTATGTCGAAAGGATTGATTCCTGGCTGCAAGATTGAAGTGAGTCTGCATGGTGACGTGATTGTGTGTGTAGATGGAAGGGTGGAAGAGCCAGAACAAGTGCAGGAGAATGTGACGGATGCGCCTACCATAATGGTAGACGCGCCTACGGCGGAACAAGTTACCGCCCTTGAAATAACGGCGGATGCGCCTGCGGCAACAATGGATGTGCCTGCGGCGAATGAAGCCGTAGACGAACAACAAGTTATTGCTCCTACACGTGCCGCCATCGACCAAGAAGGCACGCCAGAATACGAGGCCGAATCGGAACGTATGAAAGCTTTGTTTGATACACGACAAAAGCGCCAACCAAAGCGTCATTACATCATGGTGGACGATGAGGAGTACTTTAAGAAGAGAGACGCGGAATTTGAACGCGAAGAACGGGAAAGGGCCAGGCGCGAGCGGTTAAAGCCTAAAAACATCCTCTGTCAATTGCTGACCTGGGTGCTGGCATTCATTGCCCTCTCCGCGGCCTTGTCGTTGTTCGGTTTGCCTTTCTTCTTGTTCCCGTTGATTGCAGGTGGATTTGCCTGCACGCGATGACGAGAAATCAACAAATTAGCATATTATGCAGATTTTTTTGCATAAAACATTAATTTATTCACTTAATCAATTAATCAATAATCATGAAGAATATCCTTTTTTCGGCGATGATGGCCACCATGTGTGTGGTCACATCATGCGACAATGAAGCCACAACACTTGAACCAGGTAGCGAAACAACACCTGCAGGCAAGGCACACATCAAACTCGTTTGCGGATTTAAGGCTGGAAGCCAGGCGAAGGTAACGCCGCAAGGCATTGCGCCACGCGCCGTACTGACAGCCAACGGCAGAGAACTCACCGACCTCTACATCTTTGACTACGACAAAGCATCGGGCCGCTTGTTGCAAGTGCTGCACCAGACAAGCACGGCGGACGATTTTGCTGAGCCAGATTTGACGTTAGATTATGGCAATCACGTTTTAAAAGTGGTGACAACGGCCAGCGTGTCGCCCTCGTTGTTGGATGCAGCAGCATCACCCTGGGCGTTAACTCCCAACACTCTGACACCTGTTTCATCCGCTGCCGTGCCTGTCTGCTGGACGAGCGACAAGACCTCTGACAGCTTCGGCGCTCAGAAAGAGGTGACGGTGGGTATCGGGCAGAGTCAGGCCGTCAGCATTGTGTTAGACCGATTAGTGTCACGTCTCAAGGTGAACAGCACCGATGAGTTTCCCACCGATTGTTCCACCATTGATGTGGACTTAGACGAATACCGGCAGTTTTCTTTTGCCAACTTCTCCGTTATTGGGAAGGTGAAAAATCAGAGGATTTCTGACGTGTCGTCGTTGGCAGGTAAGAAATGAACTACTGTTTCTTACTATTTGCTTGTGCCAGAAGAAGGTTACACCACCGATGTCACCTTCACTACCAATCGAAAGAAAGGTGCGCCTTTCTCCACAATCACAGTGCCGGGCGTGAAGCTGGAGCGCAACAAGGTGACAACCATTACAGGCTCATTCTACAATCATCAGCAGGGCCTTTCCATCACGTTGAACGACGCTTGGAGCGCCGAAGGCAACGAAATCCAAATCTAAAATAACCAAGAGCATCTGGCGAGGCGTGAGTTAACACTCATGCGTTTTCCGGATGCTTTTCGTTTTAAATGTTTACGTCTGATTGCAGGCGCCCTGTCCGTTTCACCATTAAATCCACAATTCCATCTCATGAAGATTTTCGCATTGTTCACTACTTGTTTCGCAGCCTGCTTGTTGTCTGCCTGCTATCACCCTATTGTTTTCAACGATGACGAAGAAGAACCACCAACCGAGGAACCAGGAGGCGGCACCTACCCTGGCGATACGCCTGACGAAATCATGATCGCGCAAAACGACACGGCGAAGTTCTATGTTGCGCGAAACGAAATCACCGATGTGCGTTTGTTTGATTTGCCCCGCCCTTCCGTGTTGTTGCACGGCTCGCGTTACAGGATGCCGAGGAAATTAGAGGTCGTGGCGCTACTGAAAAACGTGTCTCTGCCATCCGATTATTGGAACAGCCGACAGCGTATCCTCTGCTACGATGCGCCAGAAGACCGGAATCACCAACTTGGCAGCACTCAGTTTGGCACAGGCGATTATTACACCTTTGTGCCTCATGGCAATGTGACGAAAGCAGGACGGAAGACAAACTACTGCATCTTGCCCATTCGCTCCGAACGCATTGCGGAAGGCAGTGCAGTTCACATCACTATCAACGATAAGTGGGACAATTGATTTGAATGAACAAACATTCATTTAGCTATTTGTTTGTTCGTTTGTTTAATTATTTGTTTATTCAATTGTTTCAACAAATAAACAAACAATCAAACAAATATTCATGATTTTATTTGCTCAAATGAATTATAATATTTAAATTTGTAATCGAAATGAGACAACAATAATGTTTAATGGTCTGTAAATCGTCTATTTAATTATTCAACCATATTTTTGTTGAATTGTTTAAACAAACATTCGTTCATTTATTTGTTTATTTGTTCGTTTATTTGTTTCAACAAATCAATGAACATACATTTAAAAGAACACTAACATTAAGCGAAAAATGGAAACTAAGCGATTAAAAGAAGTGCTTGCCTTTGTCAACCACAAGGGTGGGGTGGGCAAGACGACAACGGTGCAGAGCCTTGCAACGGGCCTCAGAAGATTTGGCAAAGGATATTTTGGTAAGAACGCCGACGGGTCATCCCGTCTTCCACGTGTTTTAATTATTGATCTTGACCCGCAGGCTTGCGTCTCCTTCCTGTTTGGCTGGAGCGAGATGCAGAGTGCGGATTTACCAACGGTTTATGATGCAATTGTGCAGCAGGGGCAGTTACCTGTTTACCAAATGCGTGAAGGCATCTATCTTGCGCCAGCGAGTGGAAAGCTGATTGGCATTGACCCGTTTTTGAATCAAATGGCCGTACCCCGAAAAGCCCTTTGTAAAATTCTCTCCCGGCCGCTGAAGGAAATGAAAGGCAACGAACTGGCAGAAGAGGGCGTTACCCATGCGTTGGATGCCTTTGATTACATTTTGATTGACTGCCCGCCAGCCATGTCTCTTTTGACGTTTAACGCCTTAACAGCCGCATCGAGCGTGGTGTTGCCCGTGCAGCTGGAGATGTTGGCAACGAAGGGCATTGCCGACATCATTGCGGCGGTCAGTGAGACACGTGAAGATTTGAACCCTTACTTGGAGGTGCGCGGTTTGTTGATGGTCATGAGCAACGACCAGACGAATGCGACGAAGCAGTTTAAACAATACCTCGGTGGTAAGTTCAACGACTATATGTTTGATTCTTATACACGCCGTGATACAAAGATGGTGGAAGCGCAGGCATTAAATGAGGATATATTTACCTATGCGCCTTATAGTCGCGTTGGATTTGACTATAAGCAGTTTACCATCGAATTACTGGATAGCATGCCAGAATAATAGGAATAATAACCACGAAAACATTAAGAGACATGGCACGAAAAGCAAGTAATAATAACTTCCAAATTGACAAAACCCCATGTGCGCAGGTAATCGATGGCGCGATGGATCATGCAAATTGCTTGGGACAATCGGGCGATAAAGCGCAATCAACAACGAAGGACAACGTTCCTGCATTGCCTCAGGCAACCGAATCGGAATCAGCCCAGGGTGAAGTGATAGAACCAGAAGCAGTTGTTCAGGGAACAAACCAAGAGACAAACCAGGAAACAAATCAAGAAACAAAAGAAGAAGAAATGGCAGCTGTACAAAACGAATCAACTCCCTTGCCTACATTGGCAACCAAGTCGCAGAAATCAGAAGCAGGCATCAGTATTACAGTGCCGATGAAATATTACAGACAAATTTCTTTCCTAAAAATCCGTACGGGCATCCCCATCCGCGACTTGGCTTTACAGGCCGTGATTGAGTTCTTGGAGCGGAATAAGTTGGAGGATTGAGGTAAACCCTTACTATACAAACTGGCAGACATATTTGCCATATTATTGAAAATATTAATAACCATAAAATTTAAAACAACAATGAAAAAAATCATAGTTACTTTAATGCTGTCTTTGTTCTGTCTGATGGTGCAAGGACAGGCACACATGAAATTCATGGGTATTCCATTAACCGGGAATGTTGATTTGTTTACGCAGAAGTTAAAAGCCAAAGGTCTTACTTGCGATGTTGCGAAAACAAAGGCAGCTCCTGCTGGTATGAAATATTATAAAGGAGTATTTATGGGTGAAGACGCCGATTTTATGATAATGTTTAATCCAAAAGATAAAACTGTATTTGGGGTTGATGTCTACATAGAGTACTCAACATTAGAATCGGTAAAATCGCGATTTGCTGAAATCGCGGATCAATTAATGGAGAAATATCCTAACGCTGTGGTTAAATTGCAAAAAAATAGCGATGGCGACGCCGATGGTCTTCAATTTCGCATACCAGACAAAGAAAAAAAGAATATGATGGGGCTAATCATACAGAGTACTATCATACCAGATGGTATTCATGAAAGATACTATCGCATCAGTCTCCTCTATTGTGATGTAGCCAATTTTAATAAAAACGAAAAAAATAATTATGATGATTTGTGATTTTTCATAGATAGCAGTTGTAGCGTTTGTGAGAACATCACATAAAAATCAAAGGTAAACTGCTACTAAAGTTGTTTACCTCGCACCAAATTCCCCTTTTATG